TCTATTCACGCACCAGAACACATCCAAAACTTGGCTAATGATATTGAACGTGGATTTTACAGCAGAGGCAGGCAAAACGAATTAGTTGAACAAATTAAAGTAATAGACCCAACCGCTAGAATTATTTGGGGTAGTGTCAAAAGATTAGAAGAACAATTAGATGAATTAAAAAATAATCAGGCTTTGTTAAGTTTGGTTGATAATAGTGCGGTTCAGGAAAATAAAATTGAATTGACCAAAGAGCAAAAGTTGATGATTGAAATGAGTGAAGCTGACATTCAAAATGGTCGTACAATAGATTACAAAAACAATTAGATAAATTAGAAAATGAACAAGATTAAACAAAATAAAATACCAATGACATTAACAGAAGATGGTATATTAAAAATTGCTGTAGAACAAGGAGTAATTGAAAATGAATTCAATTGGAAATTAGTCCGTGAACATGATGGATTAACTAATCAATCAAAGGATATTATGTGGATTGAGTGGAATAAAGACGGTACCTTTAAAGAAAAACATGACTCATTTGCGATTGGTCGTTCATTACTTATGTCGCCGTTTACTCAATTTTTTACTTGGCAAACAACCCCAATTACAAAGATAGTTGCCGCAACTGCCGACGTATTTTATCTTAAGTTTGAAACAGAAAATAGTGTTTATACATTAATTAAATTAAAATGAAACTAGAAGTATTTACAGAAATTCTTAATAAACTTAAGAAACAATCAGACAAGCATGATGTCTTATATGAATTAGATATAGACCTTGTTAATTTCTCAGATAATTATACCACAGTAATAGAGATTTTATTACAAGTTTACTATGGTAAAGAAGGTGCAGATTGGATTAGTTGGTATATGTGGGAGAGAGACCCTGTTGGAACAATTGACCAAGCAACTACTAATGACGGAAAGCCTATTTGTTATGATGTCAAGTCATTATGGGAAGAGGTTGAGCAGTGTAGGTTGGACAACAAAGATGAGTATAAGCTACCAAAAAAGATGTCAGATGAAGAGAGGTTGCAAGTACTAACAATGATAAAAAGTGCATTGTGAAACAGACAGCAGTAGAATGGTTGATAGATGAATCCATGAAATTAGTAGCTCAAGCTATGACAGGAACATTAAATGAAGATACAATTGAAGATGATGTTTATAGAATAGTAACTAAATCAAAAGAAATAGAAAGTAAACAACTATTCTTAGCGTCTAATCAATCAGCAAAAGAAGCCTATAAATCGGGACAAAAAACAATGAACTGTGGATGCTATGAAATTTCAGATGCAACTACTTATGAAGAATGGTTATATGAACAATTTAAAGAACAATAAAAATGGGAAAAATAATATTAGAGTTTGACTCTATTGAAGAACAAAATGATGCAAGAACGGCATTAGATGGTATTAAATGGAAATTAGCCATGTGGGATTTAGACCAATTACTTCGAAGTGTAACAAAATACGGCACTTTTGATGGAAGAGAAGCTACTGGAACAGAACAAGACATGGCTTATAAGGTAAGAGACTCTATCAGAGATATATTAAATGAATCCAATTTAAACTTAGATGATTAATAAAAGAATAATACTTGTTTTAAGTAATATCTTTAACGTCAAATTTTTCAACTGCCGCAATTGCGTCTGACCTATGACGACTAGCCCCTCCGCCAGAATTTATATCGGCAAAATGAGTTGCCGCCTCAGTTTTATTTTTAAATTTAGGAAATGCATTACCTGATTTACCTTTAGTAAAAAATGCAACCGCAATTTCCGCAGCAACTGTTGGGTCGTTAACTAAGTCAGGATTTCCCACTAAGTTTTTACCAATCATATTACCATATTTTTCGTAATTTTTTTTACCTGTTAGTTGGTTAAATCCTCTACCTCGGTATTTCCATCCATCACCACCACCTTGGTTTCCAACTGTCTTTGCGTACACTACGTTAAAGAATTTTTCAGGGTTTTTTTTAAGAGAGTCCATTTCACTGTCTGAGTATTTTGAAACTCTAGACCCAAAAATTTTTCTAATTCTTGAATTTGATGTGTTGGCGTAAGATACTTCAGATTTTGGTCTAAAATTTGATTCTTTAGATATTACAGATAAAGCTCCAATTTGGGTTAATGGGTCTTTGATTCCTGATTTATTCATGTATTTAATCATTAACTCAATATTAGCTTTCTGTGTTGAGTCAAAATTACCTTTTAAAACAACTTTACCTGTATTACCCGTTGGTTTTGAGTCGTCACTTGTTGGTTTTGAATCATCACTTGTTGGTTTTGAATCATTGTCAACACTATTAGTTGATGATGGGTTATTAGTGTTAGAGGAGTTTAATTTACCTTCAACACCAGCTAATGCTGCTTTAATCATTTTTGTAACAAAGTCATCTTCTTCAAATAAATTATATAGAGACCTAATTTCTCTTTTTTCGGATTCGTTAATAATCAATTTTTTCATTTAATAAAAATATATCTATAAATACTTTGTTATTAAGAATAAGTTATTATTTTTTTTAGAGTATTTATTATCAATGAGAGTAACTATTAAACATATTAATTCAGAAATACCAAAAGACGAGTATACTTTATTTAATAATTTTATAAAATTTATTCAGAAAGAATTTCCATTAAAAAGTGATATTACTGTATTATTTTTAGGTGAACGAAAAGGAGATATGACCACTGGTAGTAGAACCAATAATAATGAATTAAAAATCCTTTCTAAAGGTAGAATTAATCGAGATATCTTAAGAACTTTGGCTCATGAATGGATTCATGAACACCAAAGAACTATTCTTAAGAGAGACCAAGGGCCTAATATTGGAGGTAAAAATGAAAACGAGGCCAACTCTGGTGCCGGTATCTTAATTAAAAAATTTGAAAAATTGTTTCCTGACACTGAAGTACAACTCTATCAGTAATTAATTTTTCGATAAGTAATTCTAATTTTTTTGGTTATTAACAAACTTATTAACAAAAAAATAGTTAGTACCTCCTTAAGAGATACCAACTACTTCTAAGTCAAAAATTAATTTTTTACCTGCTAATGGGTGATTAGCGTCAAGAACAACTACGTCTTCCTTAATTTCGGTTACCTTTACATTAACAGGTCCCATAGGCCCCATACCTTGTAGCATTTCACCTTCTTTAACACCTTCAGGTACGTTTGTTATTGGAATTTCCGATATCAATGCAGGGTTAAAATCCCCATAAGCATCTACAGATTCAATCTCGACGGTTTTAGTCTCACCTTCAGACATGTTAATTAATCCAGCTTCAAAACCTTTAATTAACTGTCCCTCTCCTAAAACAGTTTCCAATGGTTCGCGACCTTCAACCAAGGAAGAATCAAATACTGTTCCATCCTCTAATTTTCCTGTGTAGTGAACTTTTACAGTATCACCATTTTGAATTTTTCTCATAATTTATTTTATTTTTAATAAATGTAAGTCTAACAAGCCAAATAATCAAATATTTTTTTGATTTAAAAAATAATATAAGTTATATTTATTAAAAATAACCCCCCGTAAACCCCTAAGTGATATGTTAAATGAAGAATTAGTAGAAGAAATGTATTGGTTGGCACATAACTCAAATGTTTTTGATGAATTTGGTAAAAAAATAATTAACGAATTAAATAAATATCCAAAATTACATAGATATGAGATTGTTGAGCAAGTATTTAATGATTTTGTTAAGGATGGTGCAATTATCGTACCCCCTATTGAGTTCATATAACATCAATAGATGACACTATCGATATATTCTGTTTGATTCCCATAAATTTCCATGACTCTTCAGTTAATAGGTTAAGTCCATCAGGATAAACTCCTTCGGTTAATTCAATACTATTAATGAATAATTTACAATCAACCACAAAAGTGTGATTATTGGTTGAGTACTTTACGTAGTTTACTATGACATAACTGCCCACACCAAAAAGTAGTTCCAAATCAGATTTAAAAATCTTATTTAATAAAATTTCGAGACATTTTTTCATAACTTAAATATATGTGGGTTAAATAATAAATCAATTTATAATTTGACATATAATCTTAAATCATGTATATTTAAATAAAAAAAATTATGTATTTAAATGTTATATTAACAATCTTAGTAATCGTCTTAATAGTTATTTGGATTACAGTTTATTTATGGTGGAAACAAGTTGGAGTCAAACTATCTAAAATAATAGGCACATTCAAACAGGGTCTCCCAATGAATACACATGGTGATGGCGTCACACCACAACAAAACGTTATGCCTGACTTAAAAAACTCAATTGGTGAGTTTAGAAAAGCGATGGACATGTTAAATAAAATGAAAAAATAAGTAATGATTTAATTATTTATGGTATCTTTACAAAAATAATGTCTATGGAAGTTTTAAAATTTGAAGGGGAATACGGTTGGGTTATCAAAGTATTAGAGTCTTGCGAAAACATTGAACAACTTATTGTTAGTCAAAATGTATTTAATAATTTTATTAAGAAATGGGATAAAAATATCTCTAATGAACAAAAACTGCGTCTCAATAATAGTTTTAACAAATTAAAATGGTTACAAACTTCTAAACTTAAAAAAAAAGTGGTTAATTAGACCTGTAGAGTTGATTTTTTTAAAATAACACGTATTTATTAACACTATCACTCTCATCACGAGAGCCTCTATATATAAAAAAGAAGGGTCCTATTTGGGACCCTTTTTTTATTTCAATTAAATAGTATTTATATGTGATTAATAAACAAATTAAAATTTAAAAGAAATGGCTAAAACAAAAGCATCAACAGACTCAATTAAACAAACTTTTGGTAAAAAAAAAGGTGGTAAACACAAAAGAAAATTTGGGCCTAAAGGAAAAAAACCAAAATCTTACCGAGGACAAGGTCGTTAATTGTAAGTACAAAAGAAAAAATGTAAATATTTATATAGAAAAACACTATGAAAAAAATTATTAATTGGGTTTCAGGGTTATTTAAAGACGAATCAGGTTCACCATCCTCAAAAAGATTTGTTGGTATTATTGCGGGGTTATCTTTATGTGTTACATTATATGTAAATAGTTACACTCATGGAGACATTAAACCATCAGACACATTAGTTAACGCGGTGGCGTTACTTGCATTTGGTTGTCTTGGTTTATCATCTGTAGATAAATTTACCTCATTAAAAAAGAATATTAAAGACGCAAATAAAGAAGAGTAAATTTGTTCTTATTTTAATATGGGTAGGAGGGAGATTTTCCTTACTCTGTAGGGTTTATAAAAAAATCCCGATTGTGTAGTCGGGATTTTAAAACTTTAAAAAAGAATTTAGTTATTTAAGACTTAGTTTCTTCAAATTCAACATCAGACGCGTCCATTGCACCGTCATTATTCTCTTGATTTACGCTTTCATATAAATCCTGACTAATCTTTTGAAACTTCTGAGTTAACTCTTCCATGATTTGTTTGACTGAGTCAATTTCTTTTTTACCGTGAGCGTCTTTTAACTTAGTAATGCCTGTGGTAATCTCAGTTTTATCTTCTTCAGATATTTTATCACCTAAATCTTCTAATGATTTATTCATTTGGAAAATAGTACTGTCTGCAGAATTTAAAGTATCGACATCTTCTTTTATTTTTTTATCTGATTCCGCATTTTCTTCCGCTTCAAGTTTCATTTTTTCAATATCTTCTTTGGATAAACCTGAAGACGACTCAATTCTTATAGATTGTTTTTTACTTGTTGCCTTATCAACCGCAGATACATTTATAATACCGTTCGCATCAATATCAAAGATAACTTCGATTTGAGGAATACCTCTCATTGATGGTGGTAACCCATCTAAATGGAATCTACCAATAGTCCGATTATCTTTTGACATTGCCCGTTCACCTTGTAATACGTGAATTTCTACAGTTGGTTGGTTATCTACCGCAGTTGAGAATACCTGTGATTTTTTGGTTGGTATGGTTGTGTTAGACTCAATTAATTTTGTAAAAATTCCTCCCATGGTTTCGATACCTAATGACAATGGAGTAACATCTAATAGTAATACATCTTTAACATCACCAGCCAATACACCACCTTGAATTGCGGCACCTAAAGCGACAACCTCATCAGGGTTAACTCCTTTTGAAGGTTCTTTACCAAAGAATTCTTTAACCGCGTTTTGAATTGCGGGAATACGGGTAGAACCACCAACCAAAATTATTTCATCAATTTCACCGATAGTAATGTTTGCATTTGACATTGCGGTTATGCAAGGTTTGATTGTTCGTTTAATTAATGAATCCGCCAATTGTTCAAATTTGGCACGAGATAAAGAAGTTACTAAGTGTTTAGGGCCTGTTGAGTCGGCACTTAAATACGGTAAGTTAATTTCTGTCTGAAGTGACGACGATAACTCAACTTTTGCTTTTTCCGCAGCTTCACGTAAACGTTGTAACGCCATAGAATCTTTAGTGACATCAAGACCGTCAGTTGATTTTTTAAATTCATCGACCATAAAATCAACAATCACTTGGTCAAAGTCATCTCCACCTAAGTGAGTGTCACCATCGGTTGACAACACTTCAAATACACCACCACCTAATTCAAGTATTGATACGTCATGTGTACCACCACCACAGTCAAATACAACAATTTTCATATCTTTAGACATTTTGTCTAAACCATATGCTAATGCTGCTGCGGTAGGTTCGTTAATAATACGTTTAACCGTTAGACCTGCAATTTCACCAGCTTCTTTGGTTGCTTGACGTTGTGCGTCATTAAAATACGCGGGTACCGTAATAACCGCTTCTGTAACACTCTCACCTAAATAATCTTCGGCAGTTTGTTTCATTTTTTGTAAAACAACTGCAGAAATCTCTTGTGGAGAGTAATTTCTATCATCAATACTCACTCTAGGAACGTTCCCGTCTCCTTTTACGATTGAATACGGGACTTTAGACAATTCTTTTTTAACCTCGTCATAACTTGTCCCCATGAAACGTTTAATTGATGAAATTGTTTTGGTCGGGTTTGTAACCGCCTGTCTTTTTGCTGGGTCACCAATTTTTCTTTCTCCGCCATTAATAAATGCCACTATTGAGGGTGTGGTTCTTTTCCCTTCACTGTTTGTAATCACAACAGGTTCGCCATTCTCCATGACTGCCACACATGAATTTGTGGTCCCTAAATCTACTCCAATAATTTTTCCCATAGTTAAATAATGTTTTGTGTAATAATATATAATAAAATTTATAGAGTCAAGCTCCTAAATAAAATCTTAAATAATTGTGCCAAAACAAAAAAACTGACAATTTGTCAGTTTTATGACAAATAAAAATAAATACGTAAAAAAATAGTAATTATTTTACTTTTATTATTTTAAGAATATATTTATTTTTAATGAAACAAAACGGGCCAAACCGAAACTGTGAAAACAATATAATAAAAGGTATCACCTTTAATAATCCCATCATTTATTGATGGGATTTTTTTTGCCCATATGTGAAAAATAAATAAAAATAAATAAAACAAAAAATGAAAGACACAAAAACTTACAATGAACTAGTACAAAAGATGAGAGGATTTTTCCTTGATAAAGGATTTATAGAGGTACCAACACAATCAAGGTTATCAATATTGGCGGCATGTGAAAACCCACATTCAATCGCAACTTTTAACTATAATGGAGAAGTTTGGCCATTACCACAGACGGGCCAGATGTGGTTAGAATATGAGTTACTTAAAAATCCCGAATGGAACGGAGTGTTCTGTATATCAACTTCGTATAGACAGGAAAAAAATCCTATCCCTGGTAGACACGAACTAATATTCCCAATGTTTGAATTTGAGTCTAAAGGTGTTATGGAAGATATGGTAAAACTTGAATTGGAACTTTTAAATTATTTAGGTTTTGATAAACCTGTAGAAGTTAATTATGATGATGTGTGTGAAGAATACGGAGGGATTCCAATTTTAGAAGATGAACATGAATCAAGAATGTGGAAAGAAAAAAGTTCAGTTATCTCACTTCAGAATTTTCCATTGAGGACAAATCCATTTTGGAATATGAAACATAATGAAAATAGTATTTTTAATAAAGTTGATGTGATACTTTACGGACAAGAGACTATTGGAAGTGCTGAAAGAAGTTGTGACCCTGAAGAGATGAGACATAACTTTTATACTATTGAACGTGGCGGTTATTCCGCCAAGTTGTTTGAACTATTTGGAAGAGACAGAGTTGAGTCAGAACTTAATGAGTTCCTATCATTTAATTTTTTTCCAAGGTTTGGTGGTGGCATTGGTATGACAAGATTGTCAAGAGCGTGGAATTTAAATCAAGTTAATTTGGCGATTATTTAAAAATTTTGTATCTTTACTGTATGATTAAGAAATCAATAAATAAAAACGAAATTGAATATAAAAAATGGGAACGTGTCTACGAAGATGAAGATACGATTAGTATTTGGAAATACAATTCAAAAATAAGTATGATTAACCCTTATGAGGTTGAGATAAAATATAAAAAACCGCCAGTTACTAATGGCGTTAAGAGAACAAAACTAAGTGGGTTATAATATAATCCACTTTTTTTATATTTATTAATATGAAACTATTAAACATTATTAAGGAAAGTGTTAATAAAAAATTAATGTTAAACGCATTAAAAGATATGGGGTTTAATTATGAGGATTCTCAATTTGAGTTGGGTAGTTTAGTTAAATATGTTGAAAATTTACCTAACCCTGTAAAATTATATCGAATAGTTGTAATTGATGATGAAAATAATGTCAACACAACTTACCCTGGTTCTCATTACTCAACAAGTCAAAAAGATTTAGTGGGTTCACATTCTTACTTAACCGGATATGGTGACAAATATTTTATAATGACGGTAATTGCCAACAAAGAATTAATTGACGTTAATAGTACCATTCATAACAATATCCTGTATCCGAATGAGAATGAAGTTACATTAAAAAATAGAGGTAAGGGGGTTGAAATCCTGAGTATTAAAAAATTAAAAGTTTAATCTAAACTTTAGTAATATTTTATTTTATTTTTTGCGTTCTGAATTAACCAAGGCTCAACATTTGGAATTTTATCCAAAAAATTTAATTCATATCGATAACAAACAATCTCTTCATCATTTGGCGGTAGAGAGCAATTATGTTTTAAGAAAAACAAATGTTTTGATTCATGGACTAATATCGCGGCAATATTATTTATTGAGTTAAAATTCATATCCTTTTGAGATATCATAATGGTCTTAGAATCTTCTGTTGTCGAAAACCCACCATTCCAAAAAGATATATGATTACAAACCTCGATTAAGGTCAAATACTTTTCTGAGTCAGTACTTTTTATTAAAAGTAATGCTTCAGTAACCTTATATTTCCAATTATCCCCAACATCCTCAATCTTAATTTGTGCGGTAGATTCTAACGTACAAAAAAACAATATTATTAATAAAAGGTATTTCATAGTTTTTTTTAATAATAAATAGTAAAAATACGGTCGATATTATAAACAAAGAATATTTATTGTCAAGAGTGAAATAAATAAACTAAAAAAATAAGTATGAAAAAACTAGTAACCTTGTTTGTCATTTTGGCAACGACCCTAATTGGATATGCTCAAACATGTCCAACACCCACGACAAGTGGAGTTTTTGTTACGTTAGATTCTAATTATCAATTGGCGCCGTCGGCAGTTGGTTTTACTAACGTAGGTTTGTGTTTTTACAACAACACAACAACATTAATTACCGCGACACAATTCAGAGTATACTATGACAAATTAGCATTTTCTGGCATTAACACAGTCACCTCATTAAACACGTCATATTCTCAGTATTTACAGTATGTTGATAACCCATCATTAGGTTTTGTGACAATTACATTATCTTACACAGGTAGTTTATCATCATTCGAAATTCCTGACGGAGCTTTTGTACAATTGAAGTTGAATCATATTACAGGATTTTCCACACTATCATCTGTTGATAATATGTCATTTAGCGGTGTTAACACATTCCCCTCTATTTCCACAAATCAAGATGGTACTGACAATACTTTAACTTTACAGAACTTTGGTGGTGTTATGTCACCTCAAACATTTTCGTTTAGTGGTACATTTACTAACGTTACAGGAACGGGGGCAAAAAACCTAACGGTTGGTTTAGAGAAAAAACTTAGGCCAAACGGTTCTTGGACACCTGTAACAAGTGTATTATCAAACAATAGTGGTGTTTTCGCATTTAGTAATATTGCGGTAGATACTACGGGTTATGATGTTCGTATTAAAATTGTTGGTGACACTATGTTAGTTGGTAACGTAATTTCTACCGCTGACGCTCAAAAAGTTAACGACTATGTTTTAGGTACACAAACACCTACAGGTTTTGACTATTACACCGCTGACGTTAATGGTGATAATAATTTAACTATTTCTGACGCTTATGGGGTATTTGGTAGAATTTCTGGTAGATTCTCAGTTTGGCCTAACAGTGTGAAAGACGTTAAGTTCTTTACCTCATCCGAATATGAGACAATTAATGGTTCATCGACTAATTATCTATCATCAATTTTTGGAACAACTAACTTTACATTTAATATTATTGAGGGAGCCTCTTCTCCAACATTCTATGTGTTAGTTCCTGGCGATGCAAATGGTACAGGTTACCATATGGCTCGTGTTACACCAATTGAAGTTTTAATTACACCTCAACCAGGTGTTGAATCACAAATTTATAACGTGATTGACACTAAAGTAGACTATGACTTCCCTACAACATCTATTGAGGTTAACGTACCTCACTTATCTGTTCAAGAAGGTAGTTTGGTTAATATACCTATTAAAGTGTTAACTAATGGTGTTAAATTAGGTTCATTACAATTCGGATTAAAATACAATGACACATTATTAGACTTCAAAGGAATTGATGCAAAATCATCAGCTTCAAGTTGGTTAACCTACTTGAATACTAATGACAATGAGATTTCATGGGGGGGATATGATGTTAGTTCACATTTAAAACCATTAAATGATGGTGATGAAGTTGTTACATTAAAGTTTATTACAAAACAACCTCAAGACCAATGGACAACAAGTCCTCTTTGGACCACAAATAAGTTTGCGGGTAATAATACGTGTAAAGATTTAACTATCACACCAACAAACGGTATTTTACAAGTTTATAAATTATCTAACCCTGGCGTTGGTGGATTTGACGACATGACAGTATTCCCTAACCCAACGGATGATTATATTAATGTTAAATTTGAAGTTAAAGAATATGGACCTGTTAAATTATCGGTTTACGGTATTAATGGGGTTGAATATAAAATAGTGGTTAATGATAAAATGCCCATGGGTGATTATCAATATGAAACTAGTTTAGGTAACTTAACTGCAGGTGTTTACATCGCGGTTCTTAAAAGAAGTGACAAACAATTAACAAATAGAATTATTTTAAAATAATAACATGCGGTCACACATTGTGACCGCTTAGCCTTAAACAATAAACTAAATAAAAAACAAAAATTATGTCAGAGGAAACAACAAATGAAACAAATGAAACAAATGACGGTACTTGGTCAGGTTTAAAAAAGACCATTATCGGAACATTAACAACAGTAATTGCTGGTGGTGGTATATGGCTATCAACAATGTTATTCGGGGGTCACTCAGAAGATAAAGAAGAAACTAAAACAGAACAAACTGTTGCGCCTTCACCTGTAATTGTTAATGTACAACAAAATCAAGAAAATAAACAAAAAGTTGAAAACGGCGGTGGTACCAATACTATCATCAAAGAAAGGATTATTGAAAAACCTGCGACTCAAACAGAACCTGCAGTTAAACCTGTTAAGAAAGAAGAAGACTCTTGGTAATGAAAAAGTTATTATTAATTGCGTTACCAATTTTATTGTTCTCTTGTAAAGTAAGTGGACAAATAGGGACCGTAAAAACTGAAGAATATCAAGCGGATTTTGAAAAGAAACAATCCATGTCTGTTGTGTCGGATTACACCGATACAATCGTAATCCCAATACAAGTTCTTAAAATTGGCATCAATGAAGAGCTATACGAGATGTATCCTGAACTTAAAGATAAAAGAGTAGGATTAGGGGTTGCTAACATTGTTTTAGAATACTTGGAGTCAACAGATAGATTTAAATTTACTGAAGATAAAGAGGAAATTAAACAGAAAATGATTGCACAAGACAAGGCTTCTGATAAAGGTATTTCAAGTAACAAAATAGAGGTTAAAGGTAATGTAATCTTAGCCAAATATTTTGTTTACATAGAGGTATATGACTTTTCAGTATCGGAAGACGAGGTGATAAAGGCGACTGACGAAGCTAAAACAACTCAAACAACTCGTTTAGGGTTACAAGTTAGATTTGTAGATGCTGAGACAGGTGAAATCTACACAGGAAGTGGTTTAGGTGAATCATCTACAGTTAAAACGTCATCACTATTATCGGATGTTGAGGGTATTAAATTTAATCAATCAACAATAGGTATTTCGACCAAAAAGGCTCTTGAAACGGCATCGTCAAGAGTTGTGTCAAAATTAATAAAAAAGGGTGTCTTTAAAAATTAAAAAAATGAGTTTAAAAAGTTTATTTATTAGTAAAAACAAGATGACAAAAGTAGAAGATAAAAATAGATTCTATTATATGTTACAAGAAATGCAAAATAATCGTTGGAGAATCACGGCAATCGTATTAGGGTTATTTACACTAATCATTGTTGGTATCAATGCTGGTGTCTTTTTAGGGGCGTCTATTGGCGAAGATTGGAAAGAAATGTTATTAATTTTACTAGGCGCCTTTGTTGGTAACTTAAATAAAGTTGTTGACTATTGGTTTAACTCTGAAGATAGAGATAAAATGTTAATTCAAAAAGTGGACGAAGAAGACGGAGTATCTTTATCTAACACAACAGAAGTATAATATGAACATTAAGAAAATTTTAATAACAATAAGTTTTCTGTTCTCTACTATGATGGTTTTAGGTCAGGGGTTTTCGTACACATTTACGGACCCCTGTACCTTTAAATCTAAGGAAATTTTTATAAACAATCCCAATGGGAGTGTTGCCTTAATATATTCAGGGCAGATTCAAAGTTTCACACAAACACAATTACAGTCAGGGGCATTAGAGACTTGGGTTAATCAAGTTAACTCATCTAATCCACAAGGAACAGGTCCTTGTGCGGGTGTTGGTGTTGCTTTAAACACTAGTTTGAATGTTCTGATTGCTGCTAATAATATATCGGTGTTAACAAATGTTATGTCTACCATGTCTAGTCTCTCATCTATGGGTGGAGGGGCAACAGTTCAGGGGGTAATTCAAAGTAATGAAAAAGTATCGTCAAATAACAAAAAAGAAGATAAAAAAAATAACCCAAATCAAGGGACCACAACCAACGAAGGGTCAAACCAAACTAACACCCCAAATGGTGTTTCTAATGGGTCTAACAATCAAACACAAAATAATGGTACCACAAATAACAATGGAGGAAGTACAACTTCTTCTGAAACAAATCAAACAAACGCGCAATCACAAGGAAATAACGGAACTAACCCAAACACTGGAGGAGGTAATTCAGGTGAAGGAGGAACAACAACAACGCAAGGAGGTGGGACTACAGGTTCAGGTAACACAACTCAAGGAGGAAGTTCGACGACTCAATCGTCTGTAGGTGGAAACGGTAACTTGTCAAATAATTCAAATACCGACCAAAAATCTAACGAAGATAAAATGAATGATGCAAGTAAAACTTCATCATCTAACTCCGCACAAGTTAAGTCAAAAGTTGCCTCGGTTAAAAAAGGAAGTCTTATGATGACAGGTGATATTGTTACCATATCAAGTGCGACAGGTGAAGAAAAACCACAACTTAAAGTTAACATGAGTATTATTAATTCTAACACTAAGAATACTTTTGCAAAAGGGATGTTACTTAATTATACCAGTAATATTAACAACTCTTGTTTAACCTTGTTTGCCGCATATCGATATAAAAATTCAACAACAATAGTCGCAAATTCATCAATGATAAATTTTGATAGAGATTTTTTTAATACTACGTCATTAATGGAATCTTATAAAATAAAGAAAATAACATCAACAATTGGGGTTAACTACACCAGGGGTAATTTAGGCGAATCTAAATTTACTAGTTTATCGGGATTAGGCGGTCTTGTTGGTAATTTTAATGTTGGAAAAAAAATAGGCACCACTTTAATGTTTGTAATGGTTTACTCACCTTACGTCTATTATTATGAAGGTTTATGGTATCAATCAGGGTTATTGGCAGTTCCATTTGTTGCCGTTGATTACAAGTTAACTCAAAAATTTAAATTGAACCTTAGTTTTAGTGGGGTTCAACAAATTAAGAGTGACGCAATAAACTACCAAGTATTACTTGGAGCTAAAGCACTTTTATAAAATGAAAAAAATATTATTAATTATGTTCACAACATTAATGTTGTTAACCTCTTACTCACAGAACTGTTTAACCGTTAAACATGTTGAGAACAAAGGGTCTATTGAAGGAATTAACCCTAAAAGATTTACTCTTGGTGTTAAACAAATTACTGAAGAACTATTATCACAAAAATATTCAATATGTGAGAATGGCGATTCTGTGTCAGTTGTTATTGAAAGTATTGAATCCCCGACTACAGGGATTTCAATAGGTCCATTTGAAAAGAAGAGAAAAGTGACTATTGTTACTTTAAAGGTTGGTATTAATGGTAAAGAATTTGAAGGTGTTGGTGAAAGTAAGGTTGATGTTAAGTCAACTTTCATCGAACTACAAGATGAAAACATACCGTTTGAGAAATCGTCATTTTCTGCGGGATTAAAGAAGGCGTTACAAGACGCAATATCAAAATTTTAACATGAAAAATACATTATTTGTTATATTAACACTTTTGTCTTTGACAGTGAGAGGACAAAATTTTACCTATTCAGGTTACATCTATAACGCAAATAGTGTTGGTGCGGTGAACGTACCTGTTAAATTATATAAAAGAACCACACCAACATTAGTAGGATTTACGTCTCAAACAAATTATAACGGACACTCATATTATCGTTCGACAGGTACCGCAACTTGGACCGCATCCAAATCCTCTTGTGAGTCAATGAATGGACATTTGGTGACAATGTCTAACGCGGCAGAAAATACGTTTGTATATAATACTTGGCCCTCAGGTTGGATTGGGTATTACCAAGATAGGGTTGCTGGATTTTCATACTCAGAACCTTTAGGCGGGTATAGATGGACCGAACTTCCTGTTACAAATGGTTTACAATCAGATTATGATGTTGCGTCTTATACTTCAGGTGCGTCATTAGTAGACATTAAAGGCGGTGTTAATGCAACACTAACAAATTCACCGACTTATACAAGTACATCAGGTAAATATCTAACATTCAATGGTGTAAATCAATATGGTATGACAGGTAATTTAGCGTTAAAAGTTCCTGGTGTTACAACATCATTAATGATGTGGATATATCCAACAGGAAATGGTGTTATCGTTACTGAGTTAGGTCAAGGCACCACAACTTCAGGTTGGCACAATTCACAAATTGAAATAACAGGTGGTAACACTTTAAGAGTTGGTATTTGGAATACTAATATAGTATCATTAAGTACCTCAATCACATTAAACACTTGGAATTTAGTTGGGTTCACTTATAATGGAACTACTTTAAAAGGGTATAAAAATGGTGTGAGTTTTGGTTCGTTAGTGACCCCAAGACAATCTCCTGTATTATATGGTAATGGTTTATATTATGGAATTGGTTTATCCGACGCAACCAATATGGGGTCGGGGGCATACGGTTCATTTAGATTAGGGGACTTTCAAGTATTTGATAGAGGTATAACCGACGATGAAGTTAATAGAATATATAACCTTTACGCTTATAGATACGGAATTTATCCTTATTCAAATTGGAACCCAGGTGAACCAAATAACTCGGCTAATGAAGATTATACTCAATTTGTTAGTGGAGGTAAGTGGAACGATTTAAACAACAGTAGTTCTTTAAATTATGTGTTAGAGTTTGATTATATCGTAGATTATACTCCTTGGGTGTTATTTAAAACTATTAACACCGACGTAACAGGAAAATACACAATTAACGAAACTACAAATCCATCGGTAGAATGGTACATTCAAATAGACGCACCAACAACAATAACAGGACTTCAAAACGTTGACGCGATTGGCGCATCGACAAAGGCAATTTCAAGAACTTTTACATCTTTAGATTATTACAAATATGATGTTAATAATGATGGTAACATTACTGTTTCGGATGAATATTATATTTTTATGAAAAAAATTAATAGATTCATCTCTTGGGGTTCTTCATTACCAAGTGTGAGATTATTTACCTCGTCACAATTTTCAATCATTAACACATCAACAACTGATTTAAGAAGTACCTATCCAGGTGTTCAAAATATTACTATCTCGTCACCTGTAAGTGGGGGTAGTGCAAACTATTACCTAATAAACACGGGTTATTCGAACTCGACCATATTGGGTTATTAAACTATTTATATAAAAAATAAACTAAATTAAATTAAAAAAAATGTTATTAAAAAAAGGGTCTAAAAGTGAAGACGTTAAAAAATTACAATCAAAATTGGGTCTAACGGCTGACGGTAATTTTGGTTCTGGAACTGAAACTAAAGTAAAAGAATGGCAATCCGCAAACGGATTAACCGCCGATGGTATAGTTGGAGACGGTACTTGGAGTAAAATGTTTGGTAGTAAAGTAATAAAAGAAGACGTTGTTATCCCAAAAGGAGGACCATTAAACTTAGAAAAATTAAAAGGACATATTCCTGATTCGGTTATTGCACAAATCCCTGAGACTGCGGTAAAATTTAACATAACTAACTCATTAAGATTATCTCATTTCTTGGCACAATGTGGTCATGAAAGTGGTGGATTTAAAGCGGTTAGTGAAAATGTTAATTATTCTGCAGATGGTCTTAAAAAGATTTTTGGGAAATACTTTCCTGGCAACTTAAATGAGTCTTATGCTCGTCAACCTGAGAAGATTGCTTCAAGAGTATATGCTGACCGTATGGGTAATGGTAACGAAGCTTCTAAAGAAGGTTTTAAATTCCGTGGAAGAGGATACATTCAATTAACTGGAAAATCAAACTACACAAACTTTGCTAAATTTATTGGTGAAGATACTGTTACAAATCCTGATTTAGTTGCAACAAAATATCCATTAGCGTCTGCTGCGTTTTTCTTTGACTCAAATAAACTTTGGTCAATATGTGATAAAGGGTCTGATGTTGCTACTGTAACTGCGGTTACAAAAAGAGTAAATGGAGGTACTATCGGATTAGAAGATAGGATTAAACACTTTAAAGAATATTATTCATTATTATCGTAAATTATCCATAATGATTAAACCAAAATAAAAAAGGGGATGATAGCGAATCTCCCCTTTAATGTGTTACCATGACAGTAACGGTCCTAAACGTCCCCAACTTGGGGATTATTTTTCTTTAACTAAAACTAAACATCTTTTAAGATATTCTTTAGCTCTAGATGTTGGGTCAGGATGACCAAGTACTTTTTCAATGTCTTTAACTAATTCTTCTCCGTGTTCGTTTTCTTTATAAAGTTCAATCACTTTATCCATCGCTTGAATACAACCATTATTAGTCTCGTCAAAATAATTCTTTTTTCTAAAACCATTAATATGGTTCATTAAGTTATATGCTAAATGTTCTCCACCATCACTAATTGTGTCAGGGTGTAGTCTTAAAGTCCTTAACATATCTAACGTATCAACCATTCCATTGATACCACCTTCTCTTTTGTAGATTTTATTTGAGTAGTTTTGGAAACTTTTAGCTGGACCCACGATGTCATCCAAAGGAATTACATTCCCAGCGACACATCTTGGTTTTTGCTCTTTAGACTCAATTTTTGTTTGTTCTAAAATATGTTGTCTAATTGTCATACGAAGTTTTTTTTCGTCAATTATAATTCTTGCCATTTTGTTTTCTTTACACTATAAATATTAAGATAAATGTAATTATTTGTAATGACGTATATTTATAGTAAAATAAGTCTAATAGACATAAATTTTAAATACAATACTATGGATGATGATTGTACCTATAAAAACTTGGAGAAAGATATTTTTAGGGAATCTTTCGGTAAAATTTTTAATGTTGGCCATGTTCTTCAATCCATTTGGATTCGATGCCGTCCAATACTATCTTATTACTGTAACAGGAAGTATCTTATACGCCAATTTAATTTTGTATTGTATTTCGGGTCTATTCTTTGGATTATACTTTTATTTTCGAAAATTATCTAAATGAAACTAATTGAGTCCAACATATATAGAATAACTAACTTAATGGGATTTACCCCTAATAAGGTTATTATTGAATCTGAACCTGATAATAAAAACGAATATTATTTAAAAAGAATTGTTGATTTATTACAGTTCAACCGATTATATAATAGTGAAAATAAAATAAATTTAAATAAAATTCAACAATTTGCCAAAGAAAATTTAATAGATTTTGGATTATTAGAAAGGGGTATGGTTAAATTATTAAAGTTAAAAGGTAACCGAAAATTAAATTTATCCGAATTTTTTAGCGAATTAATTAAATCTTTAGAAAAAAGACATTCTCATATTAACATAGGTAAACCTGAAACTAACGACGAATTTTCATTTGAACCACAAGAACCATCAGTTGTACCTAAAAAAGTATATAAAGAAGAGTTATATTATTTACAAATTGAGTTATTAAAACTTCAAGAGTGGTTAAATAAAACTGGAAAAACGGTAATTATTGTTTTTGAGGGTAGAGATTCTGCGGGTAAAGGGTCAACTATTAAAAAATTTACCGAAAACATGAACCCAAGAAATTATAATGTAATTGCCCTTGGAATACCAACACCTGAAGAAAGAAAAAATTGGTGGGACAGGTACAGAAGTCAAATTCAAAAAGGTAAAATAAATTTATTTGATAGAAGTTGGTATAACAGAGGTCTTATTGAACCAGTTATGGGTTATGGTAATCCTGAAGAATATGAAAATTTTATGGACAATGTTGAGGGGTTTGAAGAAGATTTAGTTAAAGATGGTAATTTTTTATTTAAATTGTGGTTCTCGATAGAAAAAGAAACTCAACAAAATAGATTTGACATGAGACAAAAATCTCAACTTAAGTATTGGAAGTATTCCCCTAATGATGAAAAAATGCAAGACCTTTGGGATAGATTTACAGAATTTAAAGAAAAATTATTTGATAAAACATCAACAGTTAATAATCCTTGGGTTGTTATTGATTCAAACGATAAAAAAATCTCAGGATTAAATTCAATCAGGTATGTACTCCAAAATATACCTTATGAAGATAAAAATAAAAAAATATTAAACCAATATTACCCTGAAGCACTTTCAGTTTTAAACCCTAAGTAATTACTCCTCCGATTTATCATCCTCCGTTGGTTTCGGTAGGATAAGTTGTAACCAAATATCAAAAACTAAAAAGTAAATCCACCAAGTTAGTTCTGATATCGTATGTGGGTCAGGATTTAAATAAGTTAGGTATAATAAAATAAGTATTTTAGTTGCAATATAGATTCTAACAACTAAAGTTAAAAATATTAAAAATTTTTTCATATTATAATTTGATTTCAAAAAGGGTTTTTTAATTTGTCTTCAGGTACTTAGTTACGATTTACAAAATTAAATACTTTTGTTTTTTTCATTTGCAAAAATTTCTATTTGTCTTTTAACCATTTCTAAGGTTGTGTAAGCATAAACCTGTGAATCCTCTAAATTTTCTTCGGGAAATTGGGTTTGTTGTTCCTCAATCCACTTAATAATTTTTTGATAATCACACATATTATTCCGTTTATTTAAGTAAATTATAAGAAAAAAAACATTAAACGTAAAGAAAAGTATTTATATCATATGTTAAACCCACAACAAATAGAAAAAATAAATAAGACAATTTCCAATAGGGTATTTAATTATAATGGAATATTAATTAATGGTATCGACACAAATGTAAATATTGACTTTAAGATTGAGTTTTTAGGGTACAAAGAAATGATTAGTGTTGGTGAATACTACGACTATTTAAAAGTTGGGGTTACTATTATTGGATTAAATGATAGATTATCTAGATTAATTCTTTCAGACAATAATTATCTTGGGGGTAATCAATATCAATTTTTTAAAAATAATTTATATCATTTTTATTCTAGTTTAGAATCTTATATTTCTTCGGTTGTTAAATTATTTGATAATGAAGATAGTCTAATTACTATTTGGGATATTAAATTAGATTTGAGAAAAAAACCATTAACAATGAATGAAGGTAGAATGAGTAGAGTTGCTTTAAAAACAGTGAATGAAGGTAGAATGAGTAGAGTTGCTTTAAAAACAGTAGTTAGAGATATCATATATAAAGTTAAAGAAGGTAAAAAGGGTTTATTTTATTTACCTAAAGAAGATGAATCATACGAATTTACTAATTTACCATTTTCTTTTGATGTAGAATTAACATTAAAAACTAGCGGTAATATTAAAGATTATCAGATGAATGGATATTACTCTTCTGAGGAAGATGTAGTTGAGATTATTATAATATTTAATCCTAATAGATTTAAAGAATATGTTTACAATTTGATTGGTGAGTTAAATGAGGTGTTGGCTCATGAATTAGAACACGGTCATCAGAATTATAGGGGAGAATTTGAGGATAGGAGTGATGCTGACACTAAAGACTCATTAGTTTATTATACTCAAGAACATGAAATACCGGCGCAATACGCAGGATTTAAAAGACTCGCCAAACTAAGGAAAGTGCCATTTAGTTCTGTAGTTAATGATTGGTTTAGAACCCACAAAGATATTCACGGTTTAACCGATGATGAAGAAAAAATAGTAATAGATAAGATTTTAAATTTTAAAAGATAACTATCTTTAATTTTTTTCTTTAAAAACTCTAATTAATTTAGAAAATAATTCTTTAATAATAATACCCGAGACTGTTAAGACACCAAAAGAAGATAATCTAATGGCAATTTCTTTAACATCACCAGATTTAAATGTCCCTGAAGTAACGGCACTATAAACAATTGGTATTAATGGGATAATGAAGGTGTAACTCATTATATTAGTGACTGAGTGTAATGTGAGGTTTAAACCTTGCATAAAATCAACAAAAGTACTTTTTAATTGATTGGCCTTATTTAAACCTGTTTTAAATTCTTTGGATAATCCCTCAGATTTAATTTTCTCTAATATTTTTTGAATCATCTCTTTATTGTTCATATAGAACGTTGCAATAATTCCTGTTAATATTAAACTCATTTCCACATCAGAAACATTTGGGTATTTACCCGCAATAAACTCATTTAAAGGACCAACAAAACCTCCAATACTTGCTCCCCATGTAAATAAGAATTCAAAATTCATACCCATTTGTTGTGACGACATTTTTAAAACGTCTTTAACAAATTTATAATTTTGTTTTACCATATCACCAAATTCGTTATTAACGGATTCTCGTAATATAATTCTTTTTTGATTTTCGTTTATTAATAAAGTTGCTCCCATTGAACAATAAATACTTTAATTATATTTATTATTAAATTGAGTTGTAAAATTTATGATTAATCCTGAATTAAAACCTGGTGATAGAGTAGTTGTCCTACATATGGAGGACGAATTTTCTGCGGTACCTATTGGAACTGCTGGTACTGTTAAATCTCATTCTAAAGTATTTGGTGATGACCAATATAATGTTAACTGGGATAATGGTAGTTCTTTAGCATTGATTAGTAGTGTTGACATTTGGGATACTGAAGAAAGTATGATTGCTAAAAGAACCATTAAAAAAAAAGTTGTTGAGGGTGAATATGAAAAAAATCTTAATTTATTAAAAAATATTGATGTATTTAAGAACTTTAATATGAAATTCTTACAAAAGTATCTATTAGCGGTTAGAGAATCTAGTATTGTTAATATGTTTGACGCAGCTGATTACCTATGGTTAGGTCGAGAAAGAATTGAACATGAATTCAAATACAAAGACATACATAACGAAGACGCCTTTGAAAAAGTGTTGGAAATGGCGGACCAAGCAAAATCTGAAATGATAATAGGTGTTATGAACGTTCTTGAAAATGAAGGTAAAGAAGATAGTTTAGAAAATGTTAACCGAAATATAAAAAGATACGCGTTTAAAGTACTTCAGAATTATATGATGTTATTTTAACTCATATTCCCAAACACCATCTTTAACAACAGGATTAACAAATAAGTCTAAAAAAACGGCATTTTGGTCTCCCGCGTGTAATCCGATAATATTAAAATCGTAGAACTCCTCAGCTTCACCCATGGTCATTCCGTCTCTCTCTTGGAGTATATCTAATATTATTTGTTTTGAATATAGAATTCTTCTACCGTTACCAAATTCCTCAACAATTCCAATTATTGCGCTATCTAAACCATCTAAAAGTATGGCCCCTTCAGCATATTCGTCTATATCTATTGTCATATTATAATGATACTAAAAATATTCACATTAAACAATATATTTATAAGAAAAACAATAACTATGAACGCATATTTTTTTAAAATGACAAATGAAGAGAAAACTAACATTCTTGACCAACATAAAGAAGTTTATGATGGTTATGTTACAAACTACTCTCAACCAAATACACAACCGTTATATGTTCAAGACTTTGCTAACGATAAACAAGGTATAACCGTTAATAATAAAGGTGTTGTTAGTACTTACAAAAATATGGGTATTAATGAACAATCTCATATATCTCCAGGCTCTGCTTACGAAGGTGAAGACACCTTTGAAAGTGAAGAAGAGGAAGAAGGATACATGGTAAGTGTTGGTGAACAATTAGATATGATTGGGGACGGAGAAGATGATTTGTCTCAAGGCACCTTTGATATTGATGATGAAGAGGAAACTGAATTTTTAGTTAGTCCTGAAGATGATTTTGAACTTGAAGATGTTTATAGTGATTTTGAAGATAATAGTGATAATGAGGATGATTTTGAAGACCGTTTATTCGGTGGAAACTTTGATGATGAAGAAAAAGGTGACATATCATTTAAAATTCATGAATCATTAGATATGTTTAATAGACTAAAAAAATATAACTAATTTTGTCTTTTTATAAAAAATAAGATATTTCTTTGTTATAAACTAAATTAAACATTTGAACATGGAAATTAAAGAATTGGTTTCGTTTTTTATAAATGAATCATCAGAAACTTTAGAAATTACTTTTAGGTTAACGATAGACAGTGAAGACGAGATTAGAACAGACCAAATACAAATAAGTGAGACCCAATCATTTGGGTATAACTTTGAAGACTTTAAAATAAGTCCTTTAAGAGATTTATTCGAAGAGGATGAGGATGATGATGGATTTGAGGGTTTATTTAATGATGATTTTGGAGACCCATTAGATGAAGACGAAATTATGTCGTTTTTAAATGAATACTACTTAATCTACCCAAATAAATTACCTACCGCAGAATTTTTTTAAAATAACAACCTCCTTACTTGGGGGTTTTTTGTTTTAGAAGTATTTATAATTAAAATAAACATTATGTCGGAAAACACAACCTCAATTTCAGGATTCGCTGACACATTTTTATCTAAACTAAAAGAACAATCATTTACCATTATAGTTATGGTGGGTATTATTTGGTATCAAGGTAGACTGATGGAGGAAAGAGTTTCTTATTGGCAAAAATTATATCAGGAGAGAGAATCCTATATCCAACAAACTACCAAGGAAGATAGAGAAGACGCGGAAGTAAGACTTAAATATCTTCAAGACCAAAGAGATAAGTATGTTGAAGACGCAATAAATGAATTAAAAGATAAATAAATTATGAAAAACCACGAACACATTAAACACAATCAATCGGCTGAAACACATTCAGATGGAAATTCAGGTGGAGCATCGTTTGATAACACAACTACCGCGTCTGCAGGTGTATCAACGGGAGATGAAAACGCATCAATTGGTATTGAGGCATCAGTTAAAACTGGAACAGAAGCGTCCGTAGATGGCGGATTAGATGGTAATAATGTTTATGTTGAAGCTAGTTATTCAGATACAACTGAAGTTCATGTAACAGTAGAAGGACAAGCTAACGCGGAAGGATTTGGTGTTAGTGGTACTGTAGACGCTTATGTTAAAACAGGAAATGAAGCAAGTTTAGAAGTAAGAGCTGGTGATGAAGGAGTAGTTGCGAACGGAGAACTATCTGCAGGAAGTTCAGTTGGCGTAGATGGTGAAGGAACTTTAGATTTAAGAGAAGGTTCAGTAACTGCAGGTGCCGGTGTATCGGTTGGAGAACAAGTTGGTGTTGGTGGTGGTGGTGAAGCTACTTATGTAGATGGAGTTGCAACTGTCGGAGTTAGTGGTGAAGTAGCCGTTTTACTTGGTGTTGATGTTGATTTAAGTGTTAGTATTGATACAAACCAAATTGCTGAAGACGCTAGATTAGCGGCTGAACAATCAGAACGTGCCGCTGCAGAAGCTCAAGAATTGGCAGAATTAACACGAAAAGAAACTGAACGACTTGCCGCAATTGCCCAAGAAGAAACTGAAAGATTGGCGAGAGAAGTTCAGGAAGAATTAGATAGACAAGCGAGAGCGGCTCAAGAAGAAACTGAAAGATTGGCAAGAATCGCTCAGGAAGAATTAGACAGACAAGCAAAAGCTGCTCAAGAAGAACTTGATAGACAAGCGAGAGTGGCTCAAGAAGAAACTGAAAGATTGGCAAGAATCGCTCAAGAAGAATTAGACAGACAATCAAGAGCGGCACAGGCAGAACTTGAAAGACAAGCGAGAGCGGCTCAAGAAGAAACTGAAAGATTGGCAAGAGAGACTCAAAACGCACTTGATAACGCGACTAAAGAAGCGAGTAAATCAAAATGGAATCCTAAAAATTGGTTTTAAAAAAGTATGAGAACAGACGTTGATTATATAATTTCTTTAATGAAAAAATTTACAGATAATAGTTCTAAGAATGAAATAGGTGAACAGGATGCCGCACCAGCGGCTTCAACACCATCTTCAGGTGGAGGTAATTCACCTTCCACATGGTCTGATATTGTTGGGTCAAAACTTACTCGAGGTAAAGCTAATAAGTTAGGTCGGTCTGGAGAAAAGTGGGAATCAGGTTTAACACGAGGACCCGCTAACCAATTAAAATAATATTTAAAGGTAAATGTTTATTATAAAATAAAGTATTTATCATTATTAAGATATTTATAGAAAAATAAAAAATGGAAAAATTAATATTCGAAGGTATTTCACACAACTTACAGTATGTTTTTACTAACAGAGGGGTTTCAAGACTTTCGGAACAATTAAAAGATTTAAATGGTAAAAACTATGTTTCTTATAGTTATGACAATTTAAATGTTGCCATAGATATAGTAAAAGAGAATACTGATTTTAAATTTAAAACAGGTAAATTAGACCTTGTAGAATATGCCGCAACACCAAGAAGATTCTTAAATAATATTGTTGAAATATTCCAACCTGAAAATTCCATATCTTTAATTAAAGAATGGGAAACTATTTTTGGTGGTGATTTATTATTAATTAATGAATCTGTGGATAATCTTATTATTGAATCAAGAATTAACGAGTCTTGGGAATCATTTAAAGTTTTATTAGAACAATGGTATAATCCTGCCGATTGGGCCAGAGGAATCGCCAAAGGTGCTAAGAATGTTTATAATTACGGTAAAGAAAAGGTACAAAAATTTAAAAAGTGGAGTGGTGAACAAGTAAAACAAATACAACAAAAAGGTATTTGGAATTACGCTAAAGAAAAGGGTGCGGCTCTTTGGGACACCGTTAAAAATGCCGTTAAATCCGCATATAAATGTTTAACAAATAATTTTGTTGAGTGTTTAATGGAGGGTATTAGAGGAGCAGTTATGTCAGCAGGTGGTGTTGCCGTATTAACAGGAATATCTATGATTCCCGCCATCGGTCAAATACCAACAGTTATTATTTTTGGAGCATTACTTCTTTGGGATTTATATAAAATGGCTAGCGGTAAATATGAATCAGGTGAATATCAATGGTCTGTTATAGATATTGTAATTGATATAGTTTCCTTATTATTACCAGCGTTAGGTAAAATTATTAAAGTATCTATGGGAGGTATTAAAACTTTTGCACAATTTGGTAAAGCAGCCATTTCTAAAGGAGGTGTATTATTAAAAGTTTTTAACGCCATTAAAGGAGGGGTTGTTAAATTAGGTGGATATATAACAAAAGCAGCGACTTGGCTTGGTGAAAAATTAGGAATGACCTCATTAAAAAATTGGGGGTCAAAAGCTACCGCTCAATTAAGTAAAATAACTGACGATATGGTTGCAGGTAGTGGAGGTAAAATTGTCAAAAAGGCTGTATCTAAAACTAAACCTGTTAGTATAAGTCAAAAAGTTAAAAGTAGTTTAAACAAAGCCTATAGACCTGATTTAGGTAAAGCAATTCCCGCAACTGGTGTTATTGTTAACTCGGCAGGTAAAGCATTTTTAGTTACAACGGCACTTTGTGCGGCCTTAGGATTAAATGGTGCGACATGTACTCAAAAAATTGAAAGTGGTGAAGTCACTCCTGAACAAATTAAACAATCGGAAAAAGAAATACAAGACCAATTAGAACAAAATATGACATTATCAGGTAATGATATAGAATTCGAACTTTAAAAAAATAAAATAAAACAAAATAGATATGAAAAACATAGTATTAGAAGAACTTAACAGAGTAAAACTATTAATGAGTTATGATAGTAAAAACACGTTAAGTGAAAACATAGAGATAATTAAATTGGATGAGTCCAAAAAAATAATTTCCGAACAAACGGGTAAAGCCTTGCTTAAATCGATTTTGGGAACTAGTGATGAAGCGGCGGCTTTAGCTTTAAAAACAACAAAAAACCTTAAATATACGGCTGGTGTTAAGTTATTTGATGATATTGCAATATACGGAAACACAGGTTTACGTAGTGGTGATGAGGTTATGACCGCGTTAATCAAAAATACATTAAATAAAGCCCAATTAAGTGAATTAGCGAAAGGACTTATGAAAACAGGTAAGGCCACAGGTAGTTTAAGAACTACACTTACTAATAAAGCCGCGGACTTGGCGGTTAAAGACGCTAGGTATGTAAAACTGTCCCAAAAACAACTTAAAGACGCACTAATTAAAAAAGGTTATGATTCGGGGATTGCCGATGAAATAGCATCAAAATTTGCAAATAAACGTGGTACACCAACTGTCAAAACTGGTAATAAACCTGGTAATAAAACTGGTGGTAAAACTAGGACACCTAGGAAACCAAGAGTTAAATCTACTACATACACCCCACCTCCAGGTAAACCCACAATTTGGCAAAATCTTAAAGGTAGAATAGCTGGAATGGCAAGAGGAAAAATATTCAAATATTTATTAATTGCGGGTGGTTTATACTTAGTGTGGAAATGGTGGACAGACGAAGGTTCTGCTCCGTTCCCTGACTGTATTGGTAAAAACATTCCTAAAGAAGATTTTGAAAAAATGGTTAGTGACGGTTTAGACTACGTTTTAATTACTGACACAGGAAATTCTACTATTGACCAAAATGGTGGTGGTAGATTTTTTGATGATAAAGACTTCACAACAGGTAACGGTAAATATAGTGGAACATGGAGTGAAAAAGATGGTAGTATAGTTATTACTATTAATGGAACTGACTACTCTATATCATGTGAAGGTATGAATGATGATGATGATGATGACAATGACGGAGGTAACGGTGGCGGTAACGGTGGCGGTAACGGTGGCGGTAATATCGATAGTTATAAAGTCTGTGATAGTTTCCCTTTAACTAAAGGTTGTAGTGGTAGTAAAGTAAGTGAATTCCAAAAATGTATTGGTGTTACTGTTGACGGTAAATTTGGACCTAAAACAGAACAAAGATTAAAAGATAAAGGATATAGTACTACGGTTACTCAGGAAGTTTACGATAAAATTCTTAAGAATTGTGGGTCTAGTAATAGTGACAATAAAACACTTAAACCAGATGCGGGTTCAGCAGCTGACGATTTATAAAAATAAAAAAAACACATTATAATGAAAAATTTAATAACAGAACAAGTTGAGAGGGTATGTTTAGAAACTTTCCCAACTAATAAAAATCTATTTACCGCGTGTGCAGCAGGATGTTTTACAGATAAAGGGTCGGGGAAAATGTTTGCTAAACAAGCAACTCTAACTGGTGCAAACGCAGGTGTTTACGCTTATAAAGAATCGGTTCAAAACCCTGGAACAGTTTATTTCTATAAAGACAATATTGATATCAATACAGGTCTTGGTGGAACTAAGTTAAAAGGTAATGTGACAACACAAGAAGCCGCAGGTCAATGGCCATGTAGTTTGTTGACTAATATTATGGCGGCAACTTTAAGTCCTACAATTAAATTAGCGGTTGATGCGTTAAAAGCGGCAACTAACTCTGAAATAGTGCCTTATCAAGACGTAACAGGCGCTGACACTATGAGTGGTAAATACAAGTTAATGAAACTACAGGACGTACCACAAGTTAAAGACAGAAGTTTATACTTAACACCTGACTTGGCGGCAAGACAAGGTGATATCTTTGTATGGGTTTTACAACAAGGGACAGTTCAATATCAAGGCAATAGAGCTAATGAGATTATTAAAGCCATGGAAACAAATAGTTGGACAAAAGGTAGATTACCGGCAGAACAAGCGGGAATCGAAATTAACTTGCAAACATCACCAATTGATACCGAAACAAAACAACCTAAATACGCGGGTGAATTTAAATCGCCATTTTACATGTATAAATTATACAGTGATATGTCACCATCTGAGGTTTTAACTAATATGAAAACTCAAGTTGAAAAAGCTAAGACAGACTATAGTAAAAATAGTTGTAGAAAAACTATCAACAATTATTATGACATTATGTCTAAGGGTGGTTTGAATATGTCTCAACAAGAGATTAACGTTTTCAAACCAACTGTTGCAACATGTATTGCTAATCACAAAACATCTTTTGGTGGTAATATGACAGATAAAATGAATAATATTTGGAACGCAAAACCTGTAAACGGATTAACTTTTGAAGTAAAAAGTTCTATCCAACAAAAAGCTCAAAACGAATCTAAAGAAAATAAATTAAAAAATATAATTAGAGAAAATTTAGTTAGTCTATCTAACTCAAAAAAAAAAGCATTATTAGGTGAACAAAATATTATAACAACAAGATATTCTATTATTAAAGAAAGTGGTAAACCTAAAAATAGAACTCAGAAAAAAAAATTAACAGATGAATTAATTTCAGAAACATTTTATTTAAATTCTCAAGGATTTAACAATAAATTAATTAATGAAGAATTTTTAGACGTTATTAAAGGTTTATTTGGAAATGCTGGTGAAGGTGTATTTAATTATATTAAAGAAAGATTTGCGACATTTATTGTTACTAAATTAACACCAATGGACCCTAATGGATGGGCGGCAAACATACTAATTACAGCAGTTGGTAACATTCCAATTGGAGATTATATGACAGGTAAAGTATTTAGTTGTGATTATATAAGTGATGTTTTATCTAAGTCAGTTGCTGAAGGAGCATTAAGAAAAGTACAATACGAGAAAGCAATGGGGGGACCATTATATGACATATTAAGAAATGCGATTGTTGAAACGTTAGAAGATACAAAATTTGGTTCGGCAATTGAAAACGCAATTGGTGATTTGGTTTGTCCTTTATTAGGAGGAATTAAAGAAAAAATGAATTTAGCGTCAGACGCTATAAAAGATAAAGCACTAAGTTAATTAGTCTTTAACTAACCTTCGGAATAAATTCCGAAAGGGATAAACCATCTAAAAGAAAGGGGGGATGTTCCAAATCTAACAAAGAGGTGTCGTGAGACACCTTTTTGTTTTTTTCATATTATTGATTTAAAAATAATTCTACGGTATACTTATAGTAAGAATTATAATTAAATGAATAATCTCTATTGATTGTGATGATAAAATATTTACAATTATTTACTAATGGAGAATAATGAAAAATACGACTTTTGTATTGTTATTACAACATATGAAAGAGAAGATATGTTAAAACAATTATTGGAAGATATTTTTAAATACACCGAATATAAAATGTATGTGGTCGTGTTTGATGATGGGAGTAAGAGAACTTACGATTTAAGCAAATACGATGTAAAATATATTAAATACGTAAAAAATAATGGGTTAAAAAATCTTTGGAGAGTGATAAATGATGCCTTTAAATTTATCGGAAAAATAGACGCAAAATATTACTTTTATTTACAAGATGATTTAAGATTAAAAGAAAATTTTTTTGAAGAAAGTATTAGGATTTTTGAAAAAATTGATGATGATAAAAAAATTTGTTTGGAATTAAGAACGGACCAAAGAACTACAAGACCCAATTGGACAGCAATTGAACCAAAAATTATTGATGAATATATACATACTCAATGGGTTGAGCTAGATTTTATATGTAAATACAATTTTTTTGAGGCCCTTAATTTTAAAATAAACCCAATACCTATGTCAAGATGGGATAAAAATCCGCATATTAGTAGTGGTGTTGGACAACAGATTAGTGTTAGATTATCTGAAAAAGGGTTAAATATGTATCACGTTATTAATACCTTGACAACTCACGGTGACCACGAATCTGTATTATTACCCGAACTTAGAAAAAATGAAAAATTACTCGCAATATAATGAATATAAAAACTTATATAATAAACCTTGAACGAAGAACGGATAGGTTAAACGAATTAAAAATACCCTTTAACTACGAATTTTTTGTTGCGACAGATGGTATAAAAGTGTTTGATAGTGATGTTTACAGTAGAAAAGAATTGGCTCACTTAGGTTGTAAAGATAGTCATAAACGATTATTGTCTAAAATATATGATGATGGGTTAGAACACTGTTTAGTTTTTGAAGATGATGTTGAATTGTGTGAAAATTTTGAAGTTAAATTAAATGAAATAATTGAAGAACTACCAAAAGATTGGGATATAGTTTATTTAGGAGGATGGAACCTTGGAGATAAGAAACCATACTCAACTAAATTAGATATTGCCGAAAAAATTTACACTACCCATTCTTATCTAATAAGACGTAAATTTATTCCAAAATTACTTGAAGAACTTGATACTAATGAATGTGAAAAAGTTGATGTTGTTTTTAGTGTTTTACAAGAACAAAATAAATGTTTTATTACGTCACCTATTTTGTGTTGGCAAAGGGAAGGATTTAGTGATATTCAAAATAAAATAACTAATAATATACATTTATTATGATAATAACCTTTTATAATGCTAAGATAAACCAATCAGTGGTTACAAACCAAAAGAGAGTTTTTGAACATTTTAATATCGAATTAAATCAAATTGAATGCGGTCAATGGATTGGTCACGGAAAAGTAATAGATAAATATCTTAGAGAATGTAATCAAGATTGGGAATATCTGATATTATTTGATATTGACAGTATACCCCTCAATGAAAAAATAATACCTGAAACTATTGAATGGATTAAGAATAACCACGGATTATTTTCTGTTGCACAAAAAGCTAGTCATATTAAAGATTCTATAGTTTATGCGGGTCCTTGTTTTTTAGGGTTTAGTAGAGAAACCTACGAATTAATGGGCCGACCATCTTTTGACAAAACGTATCGTTCAGATTGTGCTGGTGAACTAACTTATTTTGCAATTGATAAAGGATTTGAAGTTAAATTAATGTACCCATCAAGTGTTGAGGAACCAAGGTGGGATTTAGAAGATGGTGTTAAATTTGGGTTTGGTACTACTTATGAAAACAATATTTACCACTCGTTTGAATCACGATTTCACAATATTGATATGTTTATAAATAAATGTGAAAAAGTTTTGAATAATAATGGATAAGATAATTTATAATATCGCCAGTTATAAAAGAGGTGATACGTTAATTAATACAATACAATCAATTTATAATCAATGTGATATTATCAACGTTGCCCTTAATGATTATGATGAAATACCTGTTGAATTATACGATAAAAAAATAAATTTGTTTATTACGGATAATGACAGAGGGGATGCGTATAAATTTTATAAATTAATGGATTCTGATGGTTATTATTTTACAATAGATGACGATTTGATTTACCCTGAAAACTATACTAAATATATGGTTGACAAGGTTAATCAATATAATAGGAAGTCGATTATTACTTTACACGCACGAACTTTTAACTCATTCCCCATTAATAGTTATTATAATAGTAAATCATCTGTTTATCATTTTAAAAAATCATTGGATAAAGACCGTAAAGTACAATTTGGTGGTACTGGAGTAATGTGTTTTCACACTGATTTATTTAAAGTTCCTATTGAGTATTTTGATAAACCAAATATGGCAGATGTGTGGGTTGGTAAATACGCTAAAGAAAATAATATTGAAATTACATGTGTAGAACATAATGGAGGGTTTGTTAAACAACAAGATATTGATAGTAGTATATACAAAACTGGTTTGAAAAATGATGATATACAAACAAAATTAACTAACGAGTGTTATATAGATAAGGAAATTTCAATGAAATTAGTAATAGTATCAACGTTTTGGAATTCCGAAAAATTTGTTTCGGATTGTATTAAATCTTTAAAAAACCAATATTACACAAATTTTGTGTCATATATGATTGATGATATGTCGACCGACAAATCATATGATGTTGCCAAAAAAGAAATTGGTGATGATGAACGTTTTATTCTTATAAAAAACACAGAAAAAAAATATAAAACCAAAAATTTTATAGATGTTATTCGTAATAACAAAAATATTGATTCGAACGATGTTATTATTGAATTGGATGGGGATGACCAATTAATTGATAATTTTGTGTTAGGTTTAATTAATAAAATTTACACTGACCCTAATATTTGGATTTGTGGTTCTAAATGGAGAGATAAAAAGGGTGGCACCATGAAGTATGGTAGAGCAAATGCGGATAACCCTAGACGTACTAGTTGGAACTTTTCTCACATGAGAACTTATCGAGCATTTTTATTCAGAATGATAAAAGATGCTGATTTAAGATACAATGGGCAATATTTTAAAGCGGCAGTAGATTTAGGCATTGGGATACCTATGTTAGAAATGTCAGGTAATGAACATTATTATTTCTTAGATGAGGTAACCTATCTTTACACATGGCACAACCATCAATCCTATTCTAAAAATAGTTCTTTTGGAGATTCTAAATTACAAGGTCTTACCGCAAAACATATATACCAATTACCTGTTTATAAAAAATTAATTATCGAGAAAGGTTACGATGAGATAAAAATTAATGTTGAAAACGTCCCGACATCAAAAGAGTTAATTAATAATTTATTAACTGATAAACCACTCAGCCCAAAGGTGTCTTCATTTAACTATGACTTAATTAATCAAATTATTCTTAACAAAAACGTGTATAACCCCAAAAATCATATTAAACCTATTAGGGAGAATATTCCGTTAGACAGGAACAAATTAATTGAGATTAAAAAAGGTTCCATTGCCGACGAAGCAAGAAAGTCCTTAACAAAAACATTTAATAAGGTAAATAAGACGCCAAATATTTTTGGAGGTAAAAAAAGAATGTAATCCCTTTTTGACTATTTTATAATTTATATTATCTTTATACTATAAATTAAAAAGATTTAACTTACGGCTTCGTAGCTCAATTGGACAGAGCAACACACTTCTAATGTGTAGGTTACTGGTTCGAATCCAGTCGAGGTCACTAAAATTTATTATATGGGAAGACATGACAATATCTTAGAACAAGAACACAACGAGTTTGTTAATAGCGAACTATTTTGTCAAATGATTACGGAAAAAATAGAAAATTCACATTTTCATAAATATGATGGTATAACACCTGAAGGGTTTTTACTTATACCCGAACAAACCTTAGAAAGGTTGAAAGATTTTGAAACTTGGAAAGAGTGGAAAAATAATCCATCAATTTTAAAAAAAATGATGATTGACGATTTAAAAAATGAATAATTTTTTTGTAGATTAAAAAAAAATAGTACATTTGTGGTATGAAATATTCAGCACTTAAAGACATCGTTTATATTGGTTTGATGGTTTTTGTTATCGGAGGAACCAATGAGTATTTGGAAAAATACGACTATAGTTATGACAAAGTAATGGGTTCTTTGGAGTCTGAGGCAAAAAGACTTGACAAAGTTTACGGTTATGACAAGAACTATTCAAAAGAAGAAGAGGTTAAAATTACTGATTCAAAACAACCATCTTCAACTGAAGTTAGTTCTGACCGAGTAATCAACATCCACGGTTTTGGTAAATATACTCAAAGTGACCTTTATACAATCAAAGAAGGTGTTGAAAACTTCTACGGTATCCGTTGTGTCATCTCTGAAAGTGTTGAGTCAGATGATTTTTACTATGACAATAACACTAACGTATTATTAGCGTACAAAGTATTAACATTATCTGTTGGTAAATCAAATATGAATATGTATGTTACTGACGAACCATTATGTAATGAAAATTCTAATGATTTGATTAGTGGACACGCAAGAATTAATTGTGACGGCTCTGTTATCAGTACTAAAGAAATGAGAAACAACAATCACTATAATAATACTAGTTTAGTTCATACTGCGGTACACGAATTAGGACATAACTTTGGGTTATCTCACTGTAATAACCAATCTTGTATCATGAAATCTCACGGTTTAGACACTAAAGAGTTCTGTAATGAGTGTAAATTAAAAATTAATTAGTGATAATTTTTTTACATCAATAAACAAAAAAAGGGGGATAATTCCCCCTTTTTTCTTTGATTTGGTATTTATCAACTATTTCTTTTTAGAAATAATTGACCACACACCACCTACAAGTGTAACCGCTGCTCCGATAAGTTCTTGTACTGATGAATCAGTTGCAAGACCTTTCATAATCAGGATACCACCTACAAAAGTAAGTGCGTGTCTAACGATACCTTGGATTTGTTCTTTAGTCATTTTTAATGTTGATTAAAGGTTTATGCCAGACTATAAATATCAAAAAAATAGTAAAACAGTCTTTTGGTCTAATGGTAGGACCCGTGGTTTTGGGTTAAAAGATAAAAATTTTAATTTATTAGTTTAATATTTTTCGCACAAGTAGACTCCGATTACAAAATTTTTTGTATCTTTACAATATGAAAGACTCACTACCATATTGTAATACAGAAAAAGCGATTAAAGGTTATGAAGAATCCCAAATTGCGAAAAATGAAAAAAATGATTGTGTTGTAAGAGCATTCGCATCTTGTTTTGATGTGTCTTACAATTATGCTCACGGATACGTTAGAGATAACTTTGGTCGTAATAACCGTCAAGGAACTTATGGTACTGTAAATAAAATGACCAAACTTGCGGAGAATAGAACTCAAATAAATTACAAAAAAGTTAAATGTGTTGGTAAATTAAACAATTACAATAGACGCACATTAGAATATACCGTTAACGTAAAGGGTGAAAAGGTTAACCGTAAAATGACTGTTGGTACTTTTACAAAACAAAACCCTGTTGGGACATTTTTTATGTTAGTTAGTCGTCACGCTTTCACAATTAAAGATGGTGTTGTGATTGGTAACTATGAAGATTCAACCAAGAAAAAACGTATATTGTTTTATGCGTTTGAAGTAAAATAATAAAAAATATTTTACAAATTGTTTGGCAAATCAAAAGTGATTATATATCTTTGTGATATGGAAATAACAATTAACATACCCAATAGTGTTCTTAATAGAATGAAAGAACTCAAAATTACAGACGAAAATATTCAAAAAGAAATGGTAATTGATTTTATCAACGACTCTTTGGACTCACATTACGCCAACGGAATGTTTGATAAATTCAGAAAATGGACATTAAAAAATGATAATTTTGAAGTTTATTTGGTAGATTAAAAAAAGTTTGTATCTTTGTAAGGCAAACAACGGGGGTAGGAAGTGAGAGGTTGATGTCCTACTCCCGTAAAGAAAGAAGAAGTTCATTGACATTAAAATATTGTGGTGGTAAGAAACGGGAAACTTGTAAAGTACATTAACCTGTTGACATAAGATGGTGAAACGAGAGTGTGTGTCAGCTACTTAACTGCAAATAAATGGTAACTATAGCTCAGTTGGTAGAGCAAAGGTTTGTGGTACCTTGTGCCATGGGTTCAATTCCCATTAGTTACCCAAAAAAAATATAGTTAATTAGCTCAGTTGGTTAGAGCAATTCCCTGATACGGAATAGGTCATTGGTTCGAGTCCAATATTAACTACATATCGCGGGATGTGGAAATTGGTCATCCGCTCGGTCTCATAAGCCGAGATTACAGGTTCGAGCCCTGTTCCCGCAACAACAAAAGGGTAGAATATTCGTAAGGGCCTTTCCTGAAAGATGGCTAGCTAGGCCCGTGTCTACCCTGATTTTTGGTCCCATCGACTATCGGTTAGGTCGTCAGGTTTTCATCCTGGAAAGTCGGGTTCGATTCCCGGTGGGACTACTATAGCCAACCAAGCTTTACTACGATAAGGGTTCATACCTTGACTTTACTAAATAAACGCTTAATAGAACAAAGTACAAGTTCAGAGTGAGGAGCGGGTCTCACAAACTTTTGGTCCCGTGGTTGAATGGTTACAATTCCACCCTGTCACGGTGCGAGATACGGGTTCGAATCCCGTCGGGACCGCAAAATAATGAATAATAACTATTATGAAAAAATTTAGATTGCCACGAAAGATTAAAAAAAAATTAAAAAATAATTTATACACCTATCCAAAAAGTGAAAGAAATACTTACTTAATTGCTTGGCCATATAAATACGAAAAAGATTATATTGCATACAAAAAAGGATTGTTAAGAAGTTAGCGATAATAATCAGAACCCTTGGTAGTTTTGTTTTTTAATAAAAAAATAGTATCTTTGTACCTTAATTAAAAATAATGTGTAATGAATATATTTTTTTTAGACGAGAATCCTACATTATCAGCTCAATATCATGTTGACAAACACGTAGTTAAAATGATTTTGGAAACCGCTCAGTTATTGTGTGGTGTTCATCACATGACCGTACATGATAAAATACATGATACCGGCCAAGTACCGTACAAGTTATCACATAAAAACCACCCATGTTCTATTTGGTGTCGCGAGTCATTATCAAATTATTTGTATTTGTGTGAGTTGGGTTTGGAATTAAGTAAAGAATACACTTACCGATACGGTAAACGACATAAATCTCAAGATGTAATTGAATGGTGTTTGATTAATAAACCAAACATCCCTGATATTGAATTTACAGACCCAGCTAAGGCGATGCCTGATGAGTTTAAAGTTGATTCTGTTGTAGAATCTTACAGAAATTATTACATGGGGGCTAAATCTAATTTAGCAGCTTGGAAAAACAGAGAAAAACCTTTTTGGTTTGAAAAAAAAGAATTAACTTTGGAATATGATTAAAATACGGTTGTAAGATAATGGCTTGTAAAGAATGTCCTTGGGTTATAAGGAATAAACATAATGACATGATTGTGGAGTTTTCCAAAAAAATGGATAAACCCCACAACTGTCATATAAAAAACGGAGGAAAAAACCTTTGGAGTACAACAGAAAAAAATAAATGTGATGGAAGAAAAGAATACGAAGAAAGTATTATACAGGATTTAACCACCGATAAATTTAAAAAACTATAAAACACGACTTAAAATCGTGTTTTTTTGGTTATCATAATATTTATTATAAAAATATATTATTTATGTCCACAGAAGTTATTGTTGCGTTTATATCAGGCGTATTAGGTCCTATTATTCTTTTATATACAAAGAACAAATTAGAGAAAAAAAAAGAAATGCCTGACATGGTTAAAGAAACACTACTAGTTAGTGAATTAATTACAACAAAAATTGAACATATTAAAGAAGAATTTAAAGCGGACAGAGTTTGGATAACACAATTTCATAATGGAGGTCACTTTTACCCGACAGGTAAATCAATGGCAAAATTCAGTGTCATTTATGAGACGGTTTCCCAAAATACAAATTCAATTCAATCAAATTTTCAAAACATTCCTGTTAATTTATTTAGTAAGTCTATCAATTATTTACTGGAAAATGATGTAATTCAAATTCACGATTATAAAGACGAATCTGTCGCAACTCACGGTTTAAAATATATTGCGGAAGATACAGGATGTAAATCAGGGTATTTATTTTCAATAAAAACAATTGATAATAAGTTTATTGGGACCTTAGGGTTAGATTTTTCAAAAAGAAAAACAAAACTTGATGTGGAGATGATAAATCACTTACAAGTTCACGCAACTTCAATTGGTGGAGTTCTTATGGGTCACCTAAATGGTTAACAAACCTAAATCTCTTTATATTTATTAAGATGAGAAGTTATATTAACGAGAAGCCCGAATCGGTCCAACCTTTAAAATATAGTAATGTTAATTTTAAACAAATTGGTCACGGTAATCCCGCCTCTGATAAAATAAACCCATCTTTATTAATGGACGTAAATTTAGCAGCTAAAAACGCTAATGTTATGGCCAGTGTAACAACCGCAGTTTCAGGACATAAAAAAGGTACTAGACATGAGCTTGGTTTGGCGGTTGATTTGGCAATGTTTGATAATAAAGGTTACGGTAGTAAAGAAAGTGCTCAAAAAAAAGGTATTTACGATAAAATTGAAAAATTTGTTAGAACCCTAGAATCTATGGGGTATAAAGTAAATTCTGAACGAGGTAACGATAAAGCCGTTTTATGGTTTGGATTCCCAAATCATCATCATCATGTTCATGTATCAAGAAAATCTGATAATGGTACGTCTACAGGGAGTGATACTCAATCTACAAATTTTAAAAACTTACCTGAAAAAATTAAATCCTCGATAAATAAATTAAAAACAAAGTATGGTATTAACATTACTCAATCACATATTGATAAAGAATTTAAACAAGAAGGTAATATACAACCAGATAATGGAGGGATTAATAACGAAGCTAAGAAAAGTATTGAAAAATTAATAAAAGATTGTAAAAAAGCAAACCCTAAAATTCGGTTTCCCGACGGTATTGTTTCTGATTATAGAAGTTATGATGACCAAGTAGATAATTTTGGAAAAAAAGCTAAAGATAGGGGTGTTGATGACACACAAAAGTATAACACAATTCCTGGTTTTTCTCAACACCACACAGGAAAGGCCTTTGACATATTTAGTACTGAACCTAGTTGGTGGGATACAAATTCAGGGGTTAAAAATTGGGTTGCGGATAATTGTAAAAAATATGGGTTTAAGGTAACTTACAATGTTGATGGGGTACTTAGAAAAAAAGAACCTTGGCATTTATTCTATATTGGTAATGAATCAATCACAACAACGTCTAATTCAACTAACGATTCAACCTCTAACTCAACTTCTATCTCAACTAATGATTTGACTAATGATTTGACTAATGATTTGACTAATGATTCATCACAAAGTAACGACGTTATCCAAAAATTTTTAAGCCCATTGTTAGGTTCTTTAGGGTTTAAAGAAGGTGAGGAACCAACCAATAAATTGATTGAGGATATTAAAAGAATTAAAAATTTATTATAATGGAAAAATTTATTAACCCAGCCCCGTATGGTAATATGAAATCATCTATGATGTCAAAATCTGTTGATTTAATTGCATACCCAAATTCAAAATTAATAAATCCGTATGACGGTGTTATTATTTTTGACAGAACACCTTCTTGTGAAAATTTTATTAAAATTAAACATGAGTTTAATGGTGATGATATATATTCCGAATTTTGTAATGTCGGTAAATCATTTGTTTCACCAGGCGATAGAATAAAACAAGGTCAAATTATTGGGTATTTCACTGACGATAGAATTAGTTACTCAATAAAAAACAATGATGATAAAAAATTAGACGTATCAACATATCTAAAAGGGGTTGGTCCTAAAAAAGAAGAGCCTAAAAAAGAAGAACCTAAAAAAGAAGAACCTAAAAAAGAAGACCCTAAAAAAGAAGACCCTAAAAAAAATAAACCAATACAAGATGACCCTAAACTTGATAATGACCCTAAACTTGATATTGGAAATAAAAATGTTGGGTCTGGTAATGTTTTCTTAGACACATTATTATCCCCATTTTCAATTGCCAATGATATTACCAAAGGTGTCGGTAAAAACATCAAAGGTGTCGGTAAAAACATTAAGACAGCTTTCAAAGAAGATTATGGTAATAATAAAAGACTTGTCGAACAAATAGATAAGATTAAAAAAATTATAAATAATTAAACAATCCCCCTTTTTTAGGGGGTTTTTTTTCTTTAAAAAAAAATTTAGTAAATCAAAAAAGTTTACTTATCTTTGTACAACAAAAGAGATAGATAACAATTCAGATACAAATCTTAAAAAAAAAATAAAAAAAGATTTGGTAAATCGAAAAAGTTTACTTATCTTTGTACAACAAAAGAGATAGATAACGATTCAGATACAAATCTTTAAAAAAAATAAAAAAAGATTTGGTAAATTGAAAAAGTTTACTTATCTTTGTAAAACAAATCGGAAGAGTCCGAAACGTTCTTTGAAATATTATTATCCATTACAACACTTCGGTGTTGTATAAAAGATAATCGGCCGTATATGGTCGTTAAATAAACCTCGAAAGGGGGATAAAGTGAAATCATCGTGTTAATGGTTTTGCGGTTCGGGTAACCGAACTCGAGTATACAAGTGGGATATCAGTGAGCCTGTAGTACCGAGGATAACTTCGTAGGGAAATGGAAAACTGAACGGGCAATGTGGATTGTCAGTTTGAGGTGGGAACACCAATAAGAATAACCCATAGGGGCCAAGTGAGAAGTGTACTCCAAATACACAATTGCGGGTCCCAATATAAGAGGTGACTTAAAACCGAAGGGATAAAACCTGAAGGTAAGATAGAGAACGAGTGGTGTCGCTAATATCCTTACCACAGACCCACCAAGGTCTTGGTACGAAGTAATCTTAAAATATGAGAGTGGGGACACTCTACCGAGTAGAAAAGTATCTTGTTGTTCAAAAGACAACGAGGCTTAAGACGGACCTCTACTTGGAATCATCCACAACACATAACTTATACTAAATTTAAGTAAAACTAAAATAACTATAAGCAAAAGTGTTCGTCAGGTTTTGATGAAAGTCGCCTACATAGTCATGAGTTGTTCATGGCATACCGAGACCGCAAGTCAACGTATATTGTTACCAAAAACCTCTAAGGAGTCGAATCCTAAGTCAGTTCGCAAGATTGAGGAGAGTAGAGTAGTAATAGAGTAGTTAAAACCTTAAGAAGTGATTGGTCTAACCAATCGGCGATGAGGATTACCATTCAAAAGATGGTGGAAATGAAGGGAAACAATAATCCTTCTAAAGATTCTCACAAAACGGTGTATTCTCAGCCCTTTTTAAAATTACCCAATATATAGAATACGATTTTTAATCAAACCTCAATAATCTTGGGGTTTTTTTATTTTAAAAAAAGTTTTGTAATTTAATTTATGTGTATAAAAAAACCCCACCTTTTTAAGATGAGGTTTAATTAGTGGAGGTAGAGGGGTTCGAACCCTCGTGTTGTACACCTTACCTATTAAGGACTACACGCTTAGGATAACATTTTCTAATGTTCCAAAAATAGTTAGTTCGTTCTTCACCATCGTAAACTAACAACCAATGGATGACTCAATTTTGGGTTCAGTCATTTTTCCACCCTTGTAAAGACTTCTGTTCCTAGGTTGTATGTCCACCGACCCGTATGGTTGTTTCCTATATGTTAGGCAACTACCGCAGCGTCTTCACGGATTAATCCGATTGTCGCCATTTTGTTTAAAACGTTTCCGTTTACTGTTTACATCCGTAGATTTAAGTGAAAGGATACATCTCACTGCGTGCCCCGAATAACTAACAATGCCAGTCAATTCCAAGTTACCCCCATATTTTAAAGAACTTATTTCTTGTACAAAGATAGTAAAGTCTTATTAATTACCAAACTATTTTATATTTATATGTAAATAAATATTTGTGAAAGATTCAAAAAATGCTAAAATAATATTTGAAAACGAGTATGTTGTATTTGTACAGGTGTTCAACAAGAACGCGGCCACATATTACGGACCTCCAAAAGTTACTGAATTATATGACCGAGATTTTAGTCATGGTGAATTATTTTTTGCCGTAAGTAAATTTAATCCTGGCCCTGAATATATATATACACTATACAAACCTACAGACGGTGAACTTGAATACTATTCAGGTATTGAATTAAAACTTGAAAGTTACGATAACATCACATTTAAGTATCCGTACTTAAAACCCTATGTCCAAGATATTAGAGGAAATAGTGAAATATATGATTTGTTATTGAAAATTAAAAATGGTCAAAAGGTAAATAACTGGGACGCTAATAACTTTGACCCAATCGTATATGACATCAAATTTAATGAACAAACACCGGGTAAGAGTAGAGTTAAATTAAAATTTGACAATTATGAGGATTATTGGAAATTATTTGACCTATCTGATGGAGATATTTGGTTTGCAAATTACGTATATTCTAATTATGAGTCCTACGATTTTGAAAGTGGAGATTTTGTTGATGAGGATTGGAAAAGAGGTTATTTATTACGTGAATTAAATGATGAAAACCTAATTAAATTAAAAGAAATTTTAAAAATACTATCACCAGAACTTTCACAATTACGAAATGATGAAGAATGGGAAAAATCGTCTAGTTTATTATTAACAACATTTGAACGTGAATCTCAGGAAATTATGTCTGATTGGTTGTCAGAAAGAAATAACTGTAAAGAACGAGGTGCCCGTAAGATGATGGAAGACGACTGTTGTAATTTTTTCCAAAATTATGGAATATTCAATATGGGAAATTGTTTTTATAGTTATGTGACGACAGTATCGGTGTTATTATCTTTATATTCAATGACGGGAGAAAGACATTTAACGGTTAGTGAGGTTTTAAGTGATATTGGACATAAATCAGGCAATATTGGTGGATGGGAAGAATATTCTTATGAACAAGATTGTATTGATTTTGATGATGAATCATTTAATCGTACTTGTGGTTGGCAATTAGATAATATGTTTACTAAACTTGAAGACTCTGACGAATTTGAGGATATTAAAAAATTCTCAGATAATGCGTCAAAAATTTTAAGTAAGTACGATATGGAAACTAATTACAAATTACCCAAAGACGAATCAAGAAATTTTAAAATAGTTAAAATGAACCCAAAAACAAATAAAGTCCATGTTGTGGTTTCATTAAAAGGTGGGTATCGTGGAGAAGAAAGAAGTTATGATTTTGAAGACTTTGACCAACTTTTACATCAATCGGAATTATTTGAAAATAAATTTGTCAAAGTCAAGTAATTTACTTATCTTTGGCCTATGGAGAGAAACTATCAATTACTAAAGGACGTTTTGTCGGTCCCAACAAAGACATATAAGGAAGACCGAATGATTGAGTTTTTAGTTAATTGGTTAACTGAAAACCAAATACCATTTCAAGTTGACAAACACCGAAACATTTACGCAACTAAAACATCTCAGGATATTACTGAAGATTTCTTTTTCCCGTGTGTTATTGCCCATACTGACACCGTACATCAATTAGATGTTATAAACGTCAAAGAAATGGAATTACCTAACGCTCAGGGAGTAATTAAACCATCTTTAAAAGCGTTCAACGATTTAGGACAATCAACAGGAATTGGTGGTGATGATAAATGTGGCGTTTATGCATGTTTAGAATTATTAAAAGAATTACCAAATCTTAAAGCAGCATTTTTTGTTTCTGAAGAAACAGGTTGTCACGGTTCAAAACAAGCCGATAAAGATTTCTTCAAGAACGTAGGGTACGGAATTCAATTTGATGCACCTGAGAATTGGATGGTTAGTGAGTTCTGTATGGGTGTTCAGTTATTTGGTAGAGACACCGAGTTTTTTAAATCGTGTGATGAGGTATTAACCGAAACATTTAATCCTGACAGAAAATATCAGTCTCACCCATATACCGATGTTTACGCATTGAAGAATACATTTGACTTCTCATGTATTAACTTCTCAATTGGGTACTATGATTACCACACAAGAGAAGAATATGTGGTTATTGAGGATGTTTATAACGGAATTAAAACGGGTAAAGAATTAATTGAAAAATTGGGTAACGTAAAATACCCATTCAAATCAAAACCACGATACAGTTATTTATTTGACTAAAAAAACTCCTACGTCATTAATTTTAAGCTCATTTTACCTTTATTTCAAGCTCATTTTTTATTAAAATTGAACGATAAAGTTATTAAAATTGAACGATAAAGTTAATCATTATGAGCTCTATTTTACTATTTGAATCTCAAATTCAAAACGTATAATGTGGAGTTATTTTTTACTTATTAATGAACATAAAAAAAGGGGTTATTCAACCCCTTTTCTTTTTCGTGTAACTTTCTTCACTTCTTTAAATTTAACATCCCCATTTTCACTAATTAACGTATATTTAGTGTTTTCTTGAATGTTACTCTTAAGAACTTCTTCCGATATAAAGTCTTCAATTTTATCTTGAATAGCCCTTTTCAATGGACGAGCCCCATACATGTCATCAAACCCAACCTCAGAAATCATATCGACAAGTGAGTCATCAAATATTATATTATATTTAAGACCCGTTAATCTTTCTGATAAGACACTCAACTCAAGTTTAACAATTTTTTTAACATCTTCTTTCACTAATGAATTAAAAATAATGACTTCATCAATACGGTTTAAAAATTCAGGGGCAAAAAACTTCTTAAGCTCTTTCTTCAAAACTTCTCTTTTTTGTTCTTCTTCAACGTAAGAACTTGAGCTAGTTTTAAACCCTACTCCAGCACCAAAATCTTGTAGTTTCTTAACCCCAACATTTGATGTCATAATAATAATACAGTTTTTGAAATTAATCTTTCTTCCCATACCATCAGTTAGATGACCGTCATCCAACACTTGTAATAATGTTGAGAATATGTCTTTGTTTGCTTTTTCAATCTCATCAAACAAAATTACTGAGTAAGGTTTGTTTTTAACTTGTTCGGTTAATTGTCCTCCTTCATCATAACCAACATATCCTGGAGGTGCTCCAATTAATCTTGAGATACTATGTTTTTCTTGATATTCAGACATATCTACACGAATCATATTTTCCTGACTACCAAACATTTGTTTTGCTAATTGTTTTGCTAAGTAGGTTTTACCCACACCTGTTGAACCAAGAAAAATAAATGAACCAATTGGTTTATTAGGGTCTTTGATGCCTAATCTGTTTCGTCTGATTGACTTAGCGATTTTCATAACCGCCTCAGATTGCCCAATAACTTTATCAGATAAGTTTGCCTCCATTTCAGACAATAATTTAGTTTCATCCGCATTTAGTTTACTGATAGGGATTTTGGTCATATTTGAAACAACCTCATAAACCAATTCAATAGAAACTTCTTTCTTCTTAACTAAAAGTTCATCTTCAAATTTTTTCTTCTCAACATCTAATTTATTAAGAATACGTTTTTCTTTATCACGTAAATTTGCAGCTTCTTCGTAATTTTGTTTTTTAACAACATCAAGTTTTTCAATTTTAACATCTGTGGCCGCTTGTTTTAATTTTTCAATAATCTCAGGCATTTTAATTTCAACCTGACATCTTGCACCAACCTCATCAATAATATCAAACGCTTTATCAGGGAACTCTCTATCCGTGATATATCTTGCGGCCAAATCAACACACACAGAAAGTACTTCATCAGTATAGGATACCTTATGGAATGTTTCGTACTTATCTTTAACATTTTTAAGAATCTCTAATGTTTCTTCTTTTGTTGAAGCGTCAACAATAACTTTTTGGAAACGTCTTTCTAACGCTCCATCCTTCTCAAAGTTTTTACGATACTCATCAAGAGTTGTAGCACCAACACATTGAATTTCTCCACGAGCAAGTGCTGGTTTAAAGATATTTGACGCATCTAAAGAACCTGATGAATTACCCGCCCCAACTATAGTGTGAATCTCATCAATAAACACAATGATATTTGGGGCGTTTTGTAATTCCTCAATAATTACTTTCATACGTTCCTCAAACTGACCACGATATTTTGTACCCGCAACTATTGAAGTCATATCCAACGATACAATTCTTTTATCCATTAAATTTCTTGGACATTCGCCGTTAAAAATTTTAATTGCCAATCCTTCTACAATTGCAGTTTTACCACAACCAGGCTCACCAATAATAATAGGGTTGTTTTTCTTTCTACGAGAAAGAATTTGGGCAATCCTCGTAATTTCTCTCTCTCTACCAACAACAGGGTCTAATTTACCTTGTTCGGCTAATTTAATTAAATCTCTACTGAAGTTATCCAACACAGGTGTTGAAGAGTCAGATATTGATTTAGGTGGGTTATTCTTCCCCCCGTTGTCCACAGATTCTATCATATTTTGTTTTTAGTTAATTATAAGGATTAATTTTGTATTTTCAACTACAGGAACAAAGGTAAGAAAAATATCTAAATTAAAAAATTTAATTTTTGGTTATATTTATGAATATGATAAAACACTATACCAAATATATTGAGACTCTTGGTGCCGACGAAGAACTTATAGAAACCTATAAGAATCTTAGACAGGCCTTTCAAAGAGAAGGATGGTCAGAAAAAGATTTAAAAAGCCCACCATACTACCCTCAAGATATTATGAAGAACCTTCAAAGGTTTAGTAGTTTACATTCAAAATTATTCCAAGAATTAAAAAGTTTTTTTCCTGATATTGACCACAATGAATTTGTTGATTATCTTAGGGGTAAATTACAAATAATAGATTCAGAAACACCTTTACAAAATGGCAGTAAAAAAAGAAGAGATAATCGGGACGAAGATTATTAATGAGATTGACTCAAGTAACTTAGTAAAAACTGAGTACGACACCGAAACCAAATTAATGGTGGTGGAATTTAAAAACGGTATGAAATATCAATATGATGCGGTACCTCATGAGGTTTACACAAGATTTAGAATGAATGAATCACAAGGTAAATTTTTTAACACAGAAATTTCTAAAAAATTCAAATATACTAAACTTTAATTATTATCAATATTCGACTATTTATTATTAATGGGCGATTTAAAAAGTATATTAACTAGTTTTCAGGTGCAAGAGGAATTAAACCCTAAAATTTGGGATGATTCTTTAAAAAAAATGTCACCTAAAGTTAGGTCACGTCTACTTCAGATTGCTTATGAGTTTATAGAGTTTTTAAAAGTAGATATTGTTGTATCAGATGTTATAATGATTGGGTCTCTTGTTAACTATAATTGGTCAAAATATTCAGATATAGATTTACATATTGTTGTAAATTTTAATCAATTTTCTGAAAACACCAAAGATTTGTATTTAGAATTTTTTGATTTGAAAAAAATTATTTTTAACCAAAAACATAATATAAATATGTTTGGGTATGATGTTGAGTGTTTTGTTCAAGATGAAAACACAGAAGCATTTAGTAGTGGGGTATACTCGGTTTTATTTGATAAATGGGAAAACAAACCTAAAAAAGAAAATATTAAAATTGACCTTGAATTGATTAAAAACAAATCAAAAAAATGGATGAGAATTATTGATGGGGTTATTGAAAATGTTAAAGATGAGTCTATTGACGAGGCTAAACAAATAATTGACAAATACAAGAAAAAACTTAAAAAGTATAGAACTTGTGGGTTAGAAGAGGGTGGTGAATATTCGGATGAAAATTTAGTTTTCAAAGTCCTAAGAAGAAATGGGTATATTGAAAAGTTATATCAATATAAAGATAATTATATTGATAAAAAATTATCCCTGAAGGAATCATCCACCAATATCGGAGGTAATTTTAAAACTGATTTAGAAAACGGGCCAAAAAATCACGGTAGTAGAAAATTAGGTAATTGGCAATCAGATAACGCTTGGGATATTTTCGCACCTCCCAATACAGTTGTTAATTCATATACTAACGGTACTGTTACTAAAATTAGAGATACTGGAAAAAATTCTGGAAAAATTTTTGGAACACAAGTATCAATTAAAGGTGATGAGGGATTTCCCAATATTTTCTACACTCACGTTAAAAATGTAAAACTAAAAATTGGTGATACTATTAAAGTTGGTGATTACATTGGGGTTATTTCTGAATGGATTGGTCATGACACAATGACTCATGTACACATAGGTTTACCTTATGGTGAACATATAAGAAGTTTATTAAAAAATTCTGGAAAAATTTTTACTAATAAAACAAGTACTGACTATAATGTTGATAGTAATAACGATAAAAAAAATTCCGAGAATCCTGTCATTACCAAAGGTAGTGAAGAAAATACGGTTATTACCAAAGATATTAAAGGAAAGGATGAAGAAGTTAATAGTTGGTTAGCCCCATTATTGGCGGCATTAGGATTTAAATAAATGACTGAATTATGTTAGAACGATAACATTTTTGATTCTGAATATATTTATAATATAAATTAATTTTAAAAAAAACAAAATAATGGGAAACTTAAAACCAATCGGAAGTGAAAAATTACAAGGTATGGACAAAATCAACCGTATCATTGAGATTTCTAGATATAATGAAAATATGCCGATAGCTGTAAATGAAGATAAATCAATCGAGTATATAAAGACTTTATCTGACGGAAACAATTATCAAATTGTTAAAGAAAAAAACGGATATGTGATTAAAAAAACACTAGCCGAATCTGCGGGTAAAAATGATTACTTAGAACCAATGAAAAATAGAAAATACTATTCTTCTTATTCACAAGCATTCAAACGCCTTAACTTAATTGCTAAAGAAGTTAATGTTAACGAAGGGTATGAATCAAATGTTTCATTATTTGGTGAGAGTGATGTAGATGAAAAAGCGGCAACAAAATACATTTTAAAAATGGGGGAAACTAAGGAACAAACAGCTCCTGCTCCTGCACCTGCTCCCGCACCTGCACCTGCTCCCGCACCTGCTCCCGCACCTGCTCCCGCACCGACAGATGACTTAGGTATGGAGGACAATTTAGGTATGGAAGAACCTGAAGGTGAAGAAATGGAACAACCTGAAGAGGATGAAGTTATAACATTAAAAGTTATTCAAAAATTGACAGGTAAATTAGCTCAGAAATTAAGAGCGTTCCAAGACTCTCAAGAAGATGAAGAACCAATGACCTCTAAAGACATTAAATATGTTGTTAATTCTATATTATCGGCATTAAATTTAGAATCTTTAGACGAAGAAGATAAAGAAGATATCTTAAATAAACTTGAAGGTGCTGAAGATGACGAAGAATTTGGTGGTGAAGAAATGGATATGGAAGAACCTGACGGTGAAGAAATAGGTATTGAAGAGCCTACCGGTGAAATGTCTGAAAGTGATTTTGATATGGACGACCAAGAATTTGATGATAATTTATATGGTGAAGGTGGATATGAAGAAGAAGGTGGATATGAAGAAGTTGGTGAAGGACATAACCATTACTCAAAAATTAAAGGTGTTAATCCAAAACATGGTAAACACATGGAAGATGTTATTGAAGGACTTTTTACCGAATCTAAAATTGATAATATATTAAAAAAATACTTTAAAATTGAGGAAAACGAAAAGAATTTAATTAAAGAAAATAAATTAAAAACTATTAGTAAAATTAAAACTGTTTCTGAAAGTATTTCTCAAGAAGTTGCATCAACTAAGTTAGTGTCTAAATATCCTAACGCAAAACTTGTTGGAAAAACAAACCACAAAAATTTAGTGTTTGAAATGAACAATAAACAATTTCGAGTTACTGTTAAAGGTCAGATACTATAATGATTTATTTAATATATGTTAATGAATTAGGTCCTAATTATAAGGGTGATAACATATATGAATTTATATTTTCTGATAATTTAGAAAATATATGGGGGGAAAACTGGGAATCAAAACCGTCTAACGGTTACCCACTACCACCTGATTTAGAATTCATACGAAAAGTAGGGACTCTAAAAAATGACCAAGTTACATTATCAGTAATCCAAAATTCTGATAACTTCTCAATGTTGGATTCTATGGATGGTGTAATTGCTTTAGCTTGGGAGAATGAGAGTGACGAGGTTGATTTTGACCGTCAAAAAAGATTAGTGTTTAAATTCGGTGACGAAGAGGCCACAGTCAAAGATAAATTATATGAACGTGATATCGTTTTAGAATTTGAAAAAAAGGTTGTCTATGAAAACTAACCAAAAACAATTAAGATTAATACAACACGGGTTGAAAGCGTCCACTGTCACTAGATTAAGTGAATCACAAGTGGATATTTTGTTTAACAGACTTAATGAGTCTAAAAAAGAAAATAAAGAACAAGTTACTAAAACTACTGAACCTGCTAAAGAAATTGTTACTATAGGGGCTCAAGGAGGCGATTTACCAAATAACCCAACAGGGAAGGGATATAAAGTTGAAAAGAAACCTGATGGTACTATGAAAGCAACTCCCATGGAGACTGAGATGACAGAAGACACTGATTCTGAGATGAATTGGTTAATGAAAGGTGATACTCAAGACCCAGTTCAAAAAGGACCTACAGGTGACGGTGACCCTGATTCATTACAAGAATATAAAACTCTTGCGGAAAAATTTGAGTCTAAAAAACAACAAAAATATTTCTTTTCTAAATGTGGTGATGGTAAAACAAAAGAACAAAAGAAATGGTGTAAAATGGCAGAAGAATTCGCTGACAAAACAAACTTTAAAAAGTTACCTGAAAAGAAAAAAACAGAAACAAAAGAAAGTGGTTTAAATAATTTAGTTAATAAAGTTTCTGCGGCATATGCGGGTGGTGTAAAAAATAAGTTGAATTCCATGTCTCCAAGCGTTACCTTTGGTGAAAATGAAATAGAAAAAAAAATTATGAAACTAGTTGAAAAACATATTACACCAAAAATGACTAAAAGGGAATTCCTTAATTTAGTTAAAGAACAAGGCCCTAAAACGGCTCCATCAACACCAGGGGTTAGACCTGATGTTGATACCCCAACAAGACCATCAAAACCTGGAACACCATACCTACCTAAACCAGGCGTTAAACCTGCACCTAAAGCCAAACAAAAGGTACCAAGTTGGTTGTCATTTAAATCATTAGGAATTAAATTAAAGTAAGAAAATGAGTCTAAATCCAAATACAGAAAAAAACCTAAAAGTTAAAAAATTTTTAGAAAAAAAATTAGTTAGTGAAGGGTTAACTAATAATGAACGTAGTCTTTTAAGTGAGTTAAAAAATAACTTAAAAGAAGCACCTATTGATTATGAAGGGCCTGAAAGAATGGAACCTAATATTGAAAGAAAAATTACGTCAAAAGAGACGCCTTACAATAACTTTCCTGCAATCCCTAAAATGGATAAGGATTATATTGAATTAATATCATCAAAAAGATTTAAAGATTCTGTAGATAAAGTTAGAAGAGCCATGGGTGACACCAGAGTAATCCAAGGGGGTAATCCATTAAATAATTTAATGATGACCGCGATGCAATCGTTACAAACAGTTGTATCAATTCAAATGGAAAACAAAGAAGTTTTAGAACAACTTGCCGTTGATTTAGTTATTAAAGAGATGGGTATTCCTGAAGGAGCAATGCAGTTTGACGCTAAATTAGTTATGAGACCTATGGGTGCGGCAGAAGGAATGAAAGAAGAACCTGAAATGCCTAGCGAAGAAGAAATCGAAGAGTTTATGGGTGACGCCGAAACATTTGATTTAGAAAGAGCTAAAAGAAGATTTATTAACTCACTTATTCAAGGTGCGGCGTTTAAAGGCGGTCACATGTTTAATTTAGTTTCAAGAGAACTTAATGATATTGACTCTAGATTAATGAATTTATATACCGTGTCACAATCTTTAATGGAACACGCATATTGGTTATTCCCTGATATGGAAGGAATGGCTGGTGGCGGTGGTGGTCAAATGGGACAATCAGAAGTTGATACCGAAACTGACCCACCAACAGTTAAAGCAAGAGCAATGACATTCCCGCTTTTAATTCATGAATTAGTTAAAGGTATTTACGAAATATTTGGTACTCACGGTTTACCTGATGACCCAAAACAACAAGAAATGATTATGAGTGCTGAAGATACTTTACCGGCAGAAATTTGGGATTCTCGATTAGGTCCAATTTTTTGGGAAAAATTCTTACAAGCTTATCCAATCGAATTGTTTGATGAAGATATGAAACACATCCAACATTACTTATTTATGAGATTTTCTAAATTAAATGCTGAAGAATTTTTTAGAGTCGCTAAACTTATACTTTCAGGTGACCCACAAGGAACTCAATTTATTCAGAGGATGGTTAATGAAATTGTTACTGAATTGAAAGAATATGACGCGGAAGAAGCGTTGAGTGGCGGTGACGATGAAGATGACGATGAAGGATTTGATGATTTCTTAAATGGACTAGGATTATCGAGACCAAAATAATGAAACATGTTAAATTTATCCAAAGAACAGGTACTAATCGAGTACGTAAAATGTCATAAGGATGTAAAATACGCGTTAAGAACTTATCTACAAACCTACGACAATACAGTTTCTAAATACGTACCATTAGAATTATTTCCTGACCAAGCATCATTACTTGAAGATTACGAGAATTATAACGAAAACATCGCCCTAAAATATCGACAAGCGGGAGTATCTACAGTTACCGCCGCTTGGGCTTCGATGAAACTTTCTTTTGCTAAAAAAAATAAACCCGAAAAAGTTCTTATAATTGCTAATAAACTTGATACGTCATTAGAAATGGCGAACAAGATTAGAGCCTTTGTTGGTCAATGGCCAAGTTGGGTTGGGGTTGACTTTGCAGTTGAAAAAAACTCACAAAAACATTATAAATTAAATAACGGTAGTGAGGTTAAAGCCGTTGCAACATCTAAAGATGCCTTACGTGGATTTACTCCTACAATACTTGTATTTGATGAGGCGGCGTTTATCGAGGCCGACAGTGATTTTTGGGCGGCTTGTATGGCGTCCCTATCTACAGGAGGTAAAGTAATTGTAGTCTCAACGCCAAATGGTTATGACCGAATTTATTATGAAATATACGACCAAGCATTAAGAAACATGAATGACTTTAGGATTACTGAAATGTATTGGTTTCGTGACCCTCGTTATACAAAAGATTTATATTTAGTTAAAACCGAGGATATGATTCACTATCTTTTAAATAAAGAAGAGTACAGTGAAAAAGATATACTTAGTTGGTCACATATACCAGCATCCGAAAGAGATTATAGTGAACTAAAAAAATTAATGGACCAAGGTTATAAACCTTGTTCTTCTTGGTTTGAGGCGATGGTTAAGAAATTAAAATATGATAAACGTAAAGTATCTCAGGAGTTGGAATGTAACTTCTTAGGTTCAGGTGATAACGTATTTGATTCTAAAATGTTACAAACTATTAGAGAAAATTCTATTACAGAACCCAAGAATAAAATGATGGGTAATGCTTTATGGATTTGGAAAGAACCTGTTGTTGGTCATAAATACATTATGGGGGTTGACGTATCTCGTGGGGATAGTGAAGATTTTAGCTCCTTTCAAATTATTGATTTTGATGAGAGAGAACAGGTTGCGGAATATGTTGGTAAATTACCACCAGATACTATGGCGGAAATTTGTTATAAATGGGCCAACATGTATTCATGTTTTATTGTAATTGATATTACAGGTGGGATGGGTGTTTCCACATCAAGAAAATTACAGGAAATGGGTTACAAAGACTTATATGTTGATGGTGTCGATACGGCTAATAAGTGGAAATACGATGCCAAGGCACATGAAAAAATACCAGGGATTAACTTTAACAATAAAAGGGTTCAAATTATCGCGTCATTTGAAGAGGGGGTGAGACATGGATTTAAAATTTATAGTTCAAGACTTTTTAATGAAATGAATACGTTCATCTACATTAATGGCCGTCCTGACCACCAAAAAGGACATCATGACGATTTAATTATGTCGGTGGCTATGGCAACTTACGTTGCCGAGTCTTCATTTAGTAATTTGACTAAGGTTGTTGAGCACACTAAAGCGATGATTGAGGCTTGGGCGGTTAATAATAATGACCAAACATCAAAAAAATTAGAATTTAATCCTGTTATACCGCACATGTCTGAAAGAATTAATCAGTATAACAGTCAGAACATGTCTAGAGAAGATTATCAAAAGTATGGTTGGTTATTTGGCGTTAGATAATATTTATTAATAAAACATCACATGGGATTAACTTCTAGAAAAAAATCGGGGAATAAGATTAATGGTAGTAAATTAAACGTGCCTGGTCAGGGTATTAGTAATGTTAAACCTGGTGGTGATAATAAAATAAACCAACAAAAAGGTGACCCTAACAGAAAAAAAGGTAATCAAAATTAACTATTTAATTATAGATAATTAGAATTAAATTTATTATATGGAAAATAATCAAAATAATCAATTTACAGTTTGGCAGAGGTTATCCCAAGCTTTTGGGCCTAACGCCCTGTTAAATCAAGATTATCCAACATATAATTTAGACAAGACTGAGTTATTAAAAACATCATCAAAACAGGAATACGAAAGAGAAAAACTACAAGCTCAACAAACGTTTTACTTAGCCAATCAATGGACAAAAATTGAGAGTAACTTATATACTCAAGCGGTTTATTATGAACCAACAAGATTAGCATCATTCTATGATTACGAATCTATGGAATATACTCCCGAAATTTCGGCGGCTTTAGATATCTACGGTGAAGAATCAACAACTGTTGACCAAAATGGATACATGTTACAAATTTATTCAGAATCTAAACGTATTAAATCAATCTTAATTGATTTATTTAATAATGTTTTAGACATCAATACTAATTTACCAATGTGGACAAGAAATACCGCAAAATACGGTGATAATTTCGTTTATCTAAAATTAGACGCCGAGAAAGGTATTGTTGGTTGTATGCAATTACCAAATATTGAGATTGAACGACTTGAAAGAGGTATGGCGGCAAAATCTGCAAACGTTGAGGAACCCGTAGAAAACAAAGGTTTAAGATTTAAGTGGAAAGCTAAAGACATGGAATTTAATTCATGGGAAATTGCTCACTTTAGATTATTAGGTGATGATAGAAAATTACCTTATGGTACTTCTATGTTAGAAAAAGCAAGACGTATTTGGAAACAATTATTATTGTCGGAAGACGCAATGTTAATCTATCGAACTTCAAGAGCACCTGAAAGACGTGTATTTAAAGTTTTTGTTGGTAACATGGACGATAAAGATGTTGAGTCATATGTACAACGTGTTGCAAACAAATTTAAACGTAGTCAGGTGGTTGATAGTCAATCAGGTAATGTTGATATGAGATTTAACCAAATGGCGGTTGACCAAGATTATTTTATTCCTGTTCGTGACCAAGCAGCGCCAAATCCAATTGATACTTTACCTGGAGCTCAGAACCTTTCTGAAATTGCTGATATTGAATACATCCAAAAGAAATTATTAACCGCACTTCGGGTACCTAAGGCGTTTTTAGGGTTTGAGGAAGTAGTTGGTGATGGTAAGAATTTATCATTACAAGACATCCGTTTTGCAAGAACAATTAATAGAATTCAAAAATCTATGATTGCAGAAATGAATAAAATCGCTATCATACATTTATTCTTATTAGGTTTTGAAGATGAATTATCAAACTTTACCTTAGGATTAACTAATCCATCAACACAAGCCGATTTATTAAAAATTGATGTTTGGAAAGAAAAAGTTTTATTATACAAAGATGCTGTAACGGCAATCGAGGGTATTGCACCAGTGTCAGTGACTTGGGCTAAGAAACATGTACTAGGATTCTCGGATGAAGAAATTAAATTAGATTTGCAACAACAACGTGTTGAAAAAGCCGTTGGGGCAGAATTAACTAATACCGCAACTATTATCAACCATACAGGAGTATTTGATAATATTGACAAATTATATGGTGTTAAATCAGGCTCAACTCAAAATGTGGGGGCGACCCCACCACCTTTAGGAGGATTAGGAGGTCCTGAAGATACTGGCGGAGGAGCACCACCACCACCTCCAGGTCCTGAAATAGGTGGTGACGCGGGGATAACACCTGAGTCATTTAAACGTGATAATTTATCAATTTTATTAGAAAGTGATAACTTAACAGAGTCAGATTCATTTATTGATTTATCTAAAGCAAGAAATTCTTTAGGTGAAATAGAGAAAGAATTAAACAAAATTCTAAAAGATTGATATTTATAAATAAAAAGAGATGACAAATTTTGGAATAATTAAATCAAAGATTGAAGATGTGTTATTAGAGTCATATAAAAATGACACATTTAAAGAAGAATTCAAAAAATTTAAAAAGTTAGTTTTAGAAAATAAAAAGATACGCAAACTTTTTTATTTGTATGATGATTTATCTTCTAATAAAGGATTGGCAGAATCTATTGTTGACGATTATGTGAATGAATGTATTACCATTTATGAAAATACCATTAATAAAATACAAGAGTCGGATATTACCCCACTAAAGTTATGGGTTAAAAATTCTAAAGTTGTTAATCAGTATAATAATATTGATAATTTATTCTCAAGAGATATTTTAACAATTGAATCAAGAATAACAAGTAAAAAACTTATTTCTGAAACTATTAAGAAATTACCTATCAAGAAAACAGACACCGTTCAAATTCCGTTAACCTCTATGGTAAACATTGCAAATAAAACAATCTCAAATTTTATTGAGTCATTGAGTGAGTCAGATAAAAAAGAATTAACAAAATTTTTATCTGAAGATGATGTTACTTTAAATCAAAAATTTGATAATGTTAAAGAAAGTGTTGTGAATAAATTAACTGAAATGAAAAATAATAATAAGGACAAGTCAACTCAAATAAGAATTGATGAAACTCTTGATAAAGTAATATCAGAAAAATACGACAAGTTAACTTATTTCAAACTTAAAAGTTTGAATGAGAATCTTTAATCATTGTTTGATTTATATTTTTTTTGTACGTATTTTGCTTTTGAAATTTCATTTCTCCTTTTAACGGATTTTTTTTGGAATTCTTTTCTCTCGTTTAATTCTCTACTTTGTCTTGTCTTTATAACTTTACTTTTGTAAATTTTTAACGCTTTTTCAAGAGTTACATTCTTTCCTACTTTTACTATTAACATATTTTTTTGAGTTTATATTTATTTTGACTATTGCTGTAAATATACCTATTTTTCTAAAAACAATAAACTTAAAAATTATGAAATTTAATGAAAAAGGGGAAAACCTCACATATTCACGGATTCAACACCGCCAAAATAATATATGGAACAGTTGATTCGATGAATTTTAAGTCACTCTATCTTAACATCCAAACATGGGTGGAACCGACCACAGAGTGTCAAAATTGGTCACGGACAGTTCTTAATATGAACAGAGCCATAAAACATTCAATCTACGAATCCTTAGATAAAGAGTTATTTGATGATAAATTTATAGTGGATTTAGATTTAAGGTCCAGCGGACTAAATCAAGGTAAAAAATCTTTTATGAATTTAGAGATTAATTTCTTTTTGAATCATGAAGGGCATGACTTTAAATCAAAAGAAATTAAAGAGTCTCTTAAAGATATTACTACTAGAATTTTTTACGAAAACTTTATAGGTAACAATTACTTTAACTTTTATCTAACTAAAAAAATCAAAACAAACGATGAGATGCTACAATTAGAGAATGTTTAATATTTATATAAAACCTTTGGTGGTTATAAATGAAAATTTGTGGTAAAAAAATGGATAATTTAAAAATTAATATTAATAACGAGTTGAATAAAAAATCAATTCTTGTTGAATACGATGCGGGATATATTAATCCAAATGACAATCGTAACGAAAAGTTAATTAGAGAATCTAAAGGTAATATGTTAGACCATTCTAAACCATTTGAATTTTATGCGGTATTACAAAAATATAACACCCCAAATAGAAATGGTAGAATATATCCTGAACGTATTTTAAAAAGAGAAGCGGAAAACTATAAAAAAATGATAGAAAAAGGTACAGCTCTTTCAGAGTTAAATCATCCTGAATCATCATTAATTGACTTAGATAGAGTATCTCACGCAATAAATGAAATATGGTGGGAAGGACCTATATTAATGGGTAAGATACAATTACTCACTTCACCAGGATTCCACGAAAGAGGTATTGTATCAACTAAAGGAGATTTGGCGGCTAACTACCTAAGACAAGGTGTTACCTTAGGAATTTCTTCAAGAGGGGTGGGTTCCCTTAAAAAAGTTGGTGAACAGAATGAAGTACAAGAAGATTTTGAATTAATCTGTTTTGACTTAGTATCATCACCATCAACACCTGGAGCATACTTATTCCAAAATCCTGAAGATAGATTTAACTTTGATGAGAACTTGGAAGAAGAGAAAAAAATGTCGGTAGAAAGAAATGTTGGTGAAAATGGTAACAAATCACTTGACTTAATGAGAAAATTAACCGATTATTTAGGAAATTAAAAAAATTTATAACATGGACGAAAAGTATTTTATTGCAAAAATCACAACCGATATGATTGATGAAAAATCGGGAAAACTTAAAAAATTAAGAGAAGAAAAATTAGTAAAAGGTTATAACCCTACTGATGTTGAGGCCAAAGTAACTAAAGTTTACGAAAACTACACACAGGATTGGAGATTAACGGCAATTGTTGAAAGTAAAATTGATGAGGTGATAGAATAAAATTTTCACATTTCGATAATAATAAAAAGGGGGCATTAGTCCCCTTTTTTGTTTTTTTTAAAAATGACACTATTTATAATAAATTAAAAACCAATTATTAAATTAGTTTAATTAAAACTTTTTTAACATTGGGGATATTTATATAGTAAATTAAAAACATACAAATGGCAAAAGAAAAATCTTTAGTTGAAGAAGCAATCATCCAAATGAAAAATTTAGAGGATGCAGTTGCTGAAAATGCAAAAGGAATACTTGCTTCAACTATGAAGCAAGAAATCAAAGAACTAGTAAAAGAGTCTCTGACTGAACAAGAAGATGAGATTGAAACAGACATTGAAATGGACGAACCTGAAATGGAAGACGATATGTCTGACGAAGAAGGGTTGGACTTGGATATGGATAATTTAGATATGGATGATGAAGATTCTATGGATGATGAAGATTCTATGGATGACGACGAAACTATTGACCTTACTGACGTTGATGACGAGGATGAAATCTTACGTGTATTCAGCTTAATGGGTCCTGAAGATAATATCGTGGTTACCAAAGATAATTCAGGTAATATCAATCTTAAAGATTCTGAAAAAGAGTATATGATTGTCGGAGAAGGTGACGAATACCTTGATGAAACAGAAATGTTCGAAATGGATGATATGTCAGATTTTGGCATGGAAGACGAAGACGAAGACGAAGACGACATTAATAGCATCATCGATAAAGTATTTAACACTAACGAAGAAGAAGAAATGGATTTTGGAATGAACGAACCTAAAATGGACAGTGAAGAAATTGTTTATGAAATAGAATTTGACGGAGATGAAACTGATTTTACCGGAGAGGGTAGTTACGACGAAGAAGAAGAAATGGACAGTGAAGAAATTGTTTATGAAATTGACTTTGACGGAGACGAAATTGAATTTGACGGAGATGAATTTGAATTTAACGAAGAAGGAGACGGTGAAGAAGACATGGGTCTATACGACGATGATGAACCTGTAATGGAATCTAAAAAAATGTCAATCAAACCTAAAGGTGTCGGAATTGGAAATCCAAATAAGAAAAAAATATATTCAAACAAACCTAACCAAGAAGGTGGTTTTAAAACTGTAAAAAGAACAGTTAATAAAACCATGGGTACTGGTAAAGCAAAATTTGAATATAAAGACGGTGAAAATCTTGACGGTGATATGAAAACTGTTAAAAAGGTTGAAACCAAAGAAGCATCAAGAACTTTAGGAAGTGGTTCTAATTTTAGAACTGGCGGTTTACCAAAACCAAGAGCTCATTCAAAATTTAACACGGCAATCCAAAAAGAAAGTATTGATAACAGAGAATTACAAGTTCTTAGAGAAAAAAATGAAGAATACAGAAAAGCACTTAACATTTTTAGAAATAAATTAAACGAAGTTGCAGTGTTCAACTCAAACTTAGCATACGCTACACGTTTGTTCACAGAACATTCAACATCAAAACAAGAAAAGATTAATATCTTAAGACGTTTTGATAGTGTTGAAACTATTAAAGAATCTAAAAACTTGTATAAGACATTAAAAGATAACCTTTCGTCTAAGACAAATCAACCAATGAATGAGTCAATTGAAAGAACTATTCAAAGTTCTCCATCGACAGGGTCATCGGCTAATTTGATTGAGTCTAAAACATATGAAAATCCTCAGTTCTTAAGAATGAAAGATTTAATGTCAAAATTAAAATAAAATAAAATAAACTAAAAAAAAAATAAAAAACCAAAAAAATGGGAGCATTATTAGAATCAGGTCTTGTTGGTAACATCGGGTTAAAACACCTTAAAGTTATCAAAGAAGATACAATTAACAAATGGGATAAATTAGGATTCCTAGAAGGCCTTAAAGGTCACCTAAAAGAAAACGTAGCTCAATTATATGAGAACCAAGCGTCTTTCTTAATTAACGAAGCAACGTCTGACGGGTCTTCAGGTTCATTTGAAACTGTTGTATTCCCTATCGTAAGACGTGTATTCTCTAAATTATTAGCGAATGACATCGTATCAGTACAAGCTATGAACTTACCAATCGGTAAATTATTCTACTTTGTACCTAAAATTCAAGGTTATTCAGGTGGTACTAACACTCAATGGAGTGATGTATCTTCAGGAGACCACTACGCACCACTAGGAGCACCAAACGGACCAACATCTCAAAATGCAGGTTACACAGGAGCTGGAGCGGTAAGTAAAAACCTTTATGACTTATTCTACGAAGGAACTGAACCAGGTTTAGACCCAGCAGGTTTATTCGATTATTCAAAAGGTCGTTGGTCAGCAATCACTGCTACAACCTCAATCCAAAAATGGACTAACGGTTTATTAGTTGATGCTAATATTTCAGGTGATACTGTAGGTGATGCAACTATCCCTTCAGGTAACACAAGAAAAGTTATCGTTAAAATGTGTGGTTTTGCTGATACAGGTGCAGGTAAATTAATCGGACCTGATGGTAATGAAATGGATACAGAATCTTTCTTATCTGATTTAATTATCTTCACAGGTGCAGGTTTATCTGTTTCTGCAACAAACCCATGTCCAGTATCAACAGGAGCTTTATTGTTCAGAGTTGTTACTCAACAATATGGTAAAGGTATCGTTTCTTACGGTAGCACTACTCAAACTACTTGGCCATCAACTGGTAACGGTGGTTCATTCAAAAATATCTGTTCTGCAGATGGATGTATCTACTTAGAAGTTGATTTATCTTGTCCAGTATGTGCTGATTGTGATTCTACATCTTTAGATGGTTACACAGGTACTACTATTACTCAAGCGACTTCAGGAACATCATTATACGCAGCGTTTAGACGTTATGAAGAATTAGAATTTGAAGACAAAATCGGTGAGGTTTCTTTCGACTTAGATTCAGTTACTGTATCTGTTACAGAAAGAAAATTAAGAGCACAATGGTCTCCTGAGTTAGCTCAAGACGTTGCTGCATTCCACAACATCGATGCTGAAGCTGAATTAACAGCTTTATTGTCTGAACAAGTTGCGGCTGAAATTGACCGTGAAATCTTAAGAGATTTACGTAAAGGAGCTGCATGGAACTTACGTTGGGATTACAACGGATGGAGAAGAATTTCTCAAACAACATCTTATACTCAAAAAGATTGGAATCAAACATTAATTACTGCAATTAACCAATTGTCAGCACAAATCCACAAATCAACTTTGAGAGGTGGAGCTAACTGGATTGTAGTTTCTTCTGAGATTTCAGCTATTTTTGATGATTTAGAGTACTTCCACGTATCTAACGCATCTCCTGAGCAAGACCAGTATAACATGGGTATTGAAAGAGTTGGTACTCTTGCAGGACGTTACCAAGTTTACCGTGACCCTTACTTCCCAGCTAACACAGTGTTAGTAGGACACAAAGGAACATCATTGTTAGACACAGGTTACATCTACGCACCGTATGTACCTCTACAATTAACACCTACAATGTACAATCCGTTCAACTTTACTCCGATAAAAGGAATAATGACAAGATACGCGAAAAAAATGGTAAATAATCGCTTTTACGGAAGAATTACTGTAGATGGTGTTAGAACATTCGATTTAAGAGAATTGAGATAATCAAAATCTTAAAGAATAACACTAAAAGGGACAATTTATTGTCCCTTTTTTTATGCTCCCACATTAACTATATGTTTTTTGGTCAAATAACTTATATTTATTTATATGAGAAAAATAGAATTAACCGAATTTCAAGTTAAAGAAATAATAAAGTTATACACTGAAGATTTATTAGGCTCCCCCACTATTAGTGAAAAATTAAAAATACATAAAACAATTGTTTTAAACACATTAAGAAGTAATGGTATTATTCTTGGTCCGTCAGGTAGAAGAAATATTGGTGGTAAAAAAGTTGCTGATAAAAAATGGAGAGATTCTAATAAAGAGTATATGTCTAATAAATCCAAAACTTGGTATGAACAAAATAAAGAACATCGTAAAGAATATCTTAAAGAATACCGAGAAAACAATGTTGATAAAATTCGTCAAATAAAACGTGATTACGAAAGAAATCGTAAAGCGAGAGACCCCCTCTATAAACTAATCAGTAATTTCAGAACTGCTATTTACACCGTATTAAAAGAAAGTAATGTGGATAAATACGGACATTACTTTGACATATTACAATACACTCCTGAACAACTAATATCCCATTTAGAAAATAAATTTACAGATAAGATGTCTTGGGATAATTATGGTGAATGGCATGTTGACCATAAATTGCCTATAACTTATTTTAATATCTCTGAAATGGGAGATGAAGAGTTTATGAGATGTTGGTCCTTAGATAACCTACAACCAATGTGGGGTATTGAAAATATTCGTAAATCAAATAAAACGGAATAAGATAAAGGATACAAGAAATTGTTTCTTTTTTTTATATTATAAAAAAATATTAATAAGTTATTTAAACACCAATTACTGTATAATTAAAAATTTTGAGATATTTATTAATAAAGAAATATTATGAATAGATTTAATTTAAATACTGAAGAAAGAAATAGGATTTTAAATTTACATGAAAGTGTTAGAGAGAAAACTATTAAAAAAATTATTTCAGAGGCGGGTCCATATGAAGATGGGGAAATCCCTGTTCCTAATACAGGAACAACTGTCCCTACTACAGGAACAACTGCGACTCCTGGTACACCCGCAGGTCCAGGTCTTTCTGGATTTAATGCTGATTCAGATGGTGATGGTTCCCCTGATTATTTACAAGCGCAAAATCCGCAAGATAAATCTGCATTAACACCTGCGACTCCTGGTAAAACAAACTACTCGGCTAGTGATATTCAAACTTATTTAAAAACTAAAGGACATAATTTGGGTACATCAGGACCAAAGAAAGATGGTGTTGATGGTAAAATAGGTCCTAAAACTATTGCTGCGATAATTGCGGCGTTAGGAATAACAACAAATGTTGCACCTGTTGGGGCACCTGTTGGAGCACCTGTTGGAGCACCTGTTGGAGCACCTGTTGTGGCAAAAACAAATAATTCGTCGTCACAGACATCAGGGGGTGGTGACCCATCAACTGATGCTTAATCTTTTGTTTCGTCTTTAATTACTTGTTTTGACATAACTCTAATTGCCCTTGACACAACTTCAGACTCACCTAAAGAATACACACCATCGTGGTACGCTTTCTTAACTGCCTGTATTAATATGTATGATGCGTTGTCTTTATCCATAGACTGTAGTAACACATCTAAATGGTCTTCAGTTAGTAGTGGTATTGTGTCGAATAGTTTTCCAAATAATTGTTGTTCTTCCATTGTGATAATATCTTTTTTTGATGTATTTATAAGTATATTAAAAATTCTATGCTAAATCAATTAATAAAGAAAATATTGCTCGAAGCAACTTCTGATAGTAGTGGTGGTAGAGGGTCCTATGTTTCACCTTTACAACTTGGTATTAGGAAATTTAGTAAAGAGTCGTTACAACCATTTACAACACCCGTATCAAAGTATATTAATACTGAGTTGGAATACGATAGTTATGACGGTAAGATGAGTACTCCTAACAAAAAAATTAAAAAGATGGAAAATAAAGCAAAAAAGATTTCTAACTATATTAAAAATAACCCTATGTCAACATTTAGTGATGACGATGGGAATAATATTAATCAAACTCCTGGTGGTAAAAAAAGTATTGTACCAATTACAACATTAAAAGAATGGATTGAAATAAAAAAAGATACTGTGGTTGTTGGTGAAAAAAAAGTAATTAAACTTAACGAAAATGATTTAATAAAAATTGTTAAACGAGTTTTAACAGAACAAACTGCACCTATGATTTAGTTTATTAGGTTTTTGTTATATTTTTTCTAAAATTTTTTTAATAGAATATTTGATATTAGAAGTAATTTCTTTTTCAAATTTATTACGTCTTGACTCAACTTCTGAATCAAATAAAGTAACTACAGAATTCCACGAATTATCTCCTAATATTACAGTGTACGAATAAACGTGGTTGATTATTTTTACGCTATAATTTTCTAAAATTACGAAAATTTGGTCTTCTTCGTTTTTAATATAACGTTTGTTTGAGATTGGGGTTAACAATAAAACAGTTTCATTTTTTTTTATTAATTTTTCACAAATAGAAACACAATCTTTTTCGTATGTAGTAATTTTTGGGGTTGAAGACCGATAGAATTTAATATATTGTTTTTGGATTAATCGTTTTAATTTGTGAATAATTTGTTTCATAATCTTATATTAGTATTTATTTACAAATATAATGATATTATTTAAATAAAAAAATTAATTATATATTTTTTTTTAACAATAAGCTCCCGAACAATGTGTTTCACCATCAAGACCTTTCATTTTTCCTTTACATACTTGAATAGCGTGACCATTAGCATAAGCACTTGGATATACGTCATATGTTGCCTTTGCAGATGCAATACCTCTTGCACAAAGGGGTGTACCTGTTTTTTTACGACCCTCCATCATGGCCATATCTTTATCATCAATAGACATAGATAATTCCATACCGTCTTTTTTGGTTTCATTCATTAAGAAATCAAACACTTGGTCTAAGTTATTTTTAGATTCTGCGATATGGTCTTGAGCCCAGTCATGTCCATTTTCTAAAATAGATTCAACCATATCATGGTCTAAATCTAATAACAAATCACATTGTCTTCTCATTTGTTCTAAATTACTAAAAAACATGTATCTTTGAGATTCTTGTTCACTTAATACTTTTTTAATAAGTTTAGTTAAGTGTGTTTCATTAAGTTTAACTATCTGTTTCATATTAACTATTTAATCCGTTACCACCGATAAGAACCGCGTTCATTTGAACTACTTCTTGGCCCGCACTATTTATATAGGTTGGATGTAGTGGAATTATTGTAATTACCGAATTGTCACATACTTCTTGACATATAGTGGATTCAGTGTTGGCACTTATTGGCGGTGGTGATACACAATCTTCACAATTTGAAAAAGGTCCTGAAACGTAATAATAATTTGTTTCACCCGAATTAGTTAACCCATCAAAAGTTACGCAAAATGGTGTTCCACGACCAAATTGTATTTCATAAGTAACACCTGTTGTAGGAGCACCAAAGTAACTACAAAAGTTAGTTGCTTCTATATTAATTTCTTCTTCTGTACCACATCGTATAAACTTAAAATTTAAAGTCTCCTCTGATGATAGAATACCAGTTAAACACGCACAACAATCGTCATATAGTTGAAGAAAGTATATATTTAGAGTTTCAGCACTCAATGTTACTGCCCCAACAGTACCACAAAATGGAGTCTCGCTAATACCGAACTCTACTGTGGCTCCTAACGTTAACGTTGCTGCAGAAATAATGTATACATCATTAGTTACACATTCATTTATAATATAATTTGGCATAGCTTTATTTTTTTACTTTTTATTCATTATTTGAAACTTTATCGTTCTTTTATTTTATAAATATCTTATTAATCCAAATATTTCATATTAACGACTTGGAATTTAACTTGTCGTTTGTATGTATTTATCTCTCCGCTACTATCCACCTTAATATCTATGTAATACTCGTTAGGTATTTTATCTCTAGTATCAAATATAAAATAGTATTCGTTTGGTGTTCTGTTAATTTTAGTCCAATCTTGAACCTCAACTTCTGTCTGACCTTCTCTAACATAGACTCTATAATAAGCACTAACATTTTGTAAAAGTTTTTGAGTTGTGTAAGCTTGTTTTATGATAACACCAACTTTTCTAATGTCGGTATTATATATTTTTTCATCTTGTTTGATACCATAAAAATCAAATCCATATAATTTTGGGTCGACAGAATTAGTACCAATTTGAATTGAATTTTTTAATGGTTGTATTGTGAATTCATTAAATGATTGAGGTAATGGGAAACCATTGTAATTTAAGTTATACCATTTATCGGTAAACATACATGGTGTTTGATACCCAATAAGTGGTGGTATAATAACTTCATAAACACCTTTAGTTCTTTGGCAGGTAGTTAATCCTGTTAATCCGGCAATTTCAGTCCCCGAAGAATCCATAATAGTAACATTTGGATTGTTGTCTAAATTGATTGGGTTACCATTATCAAACAAGTACAAATAAAGTTTATTTGTCTTACCTAAAGAGAATAAATTTCTATCGTCTTCAATAAGGTCGTTATAGTTTGTTTCTAAAAACGGTTCGTAAAATGTTTGAGTATGTCTTGTAAAAAATTGAGTTTCATAGGTATCAGTAAGTCCCGATAAGTTTTCAACCTGAGGTTTGTAAGCAATTCCCCATCCAGTTACATTAGTTAATGAACCGTCAATAATTGAATTTATTTCGCTAGTCATATCAAAACTAACATTCTCATTACCAAACTCAAAGTGTTGTACGTCAACAATAGTTATTGCCGAATAATTGACCCCCGTACCTGTTGCGGTATTTGTGTTGTCATATATTCCTGGTTCTGTCCAAACCCCAATGGTTGTTGTTTGAAACCAATTTGATGGTCTATCAGAGAAGTTCTTATCAAAGTCACTATAATCGTAGATTAAGTCGGCAAAATCATAACCAACACCCTCATCCCAAATTTGTGGGGTTAGTGGGTCATTATTGATATAAGGAATTCTAAATAATATTAAATCAAATGATGTTGCTCTTTTTCTACCTTGAGATGTTGAGGTATTTAATAACTCAATATCAAAGGTTGAGGTATTCACCATTCTTAAAGTGTGGACAATTGTGTCGGTACAAGTTGTTGAAATTGTGCCGTCAGTTATTTTCTGAAATAGTAGTGAAAGGTCTAAATCGAATATGAATCTACTATACCCACTAGGGTATTGAGACACTGCGGTAGAACCATAAAATAATTCCGTAACTGGATTTCTACCAGTATTGGTGAAACTGTTGGATATGATAGTATTGTTCTTGCTAAAGTAGGAGTTGTTAATTGACATTTAAGTGTTTTACTTATAAATATCAATTAATTCGGATATTTTGATTTAAGATGGTATTTTCTGCGTCAGCAAGAATTGCATTAATTTCTGCGGCGGTTTGTCCATTACCTGCAGCAACCGGAATAGGTGGTGCCGTGGCAACAGGATGTACGTGTCCAGTAACAAATGAAAATATTTTTCTAAGTAGTGACATTAACTCATCACCCCTTGTTGTTGGATATGTTTTACTATAAATACTACTTTCGTCACCAACAAATTTATCTTGTGGTATACCATATAAAGTTTGACTTAAACTAATTTTACCTTTAGGTCCTGTAGAGTCTTGTGATAGTAAATAAATTTTTTGGGACCCTAAAATACCATAGGATACATCTGAAGGAACAAACTCGGATGGTGTAACTTTTTCAATCTTAATATCCCCTTGAGGGCCAATAACAGCAGTACCATTTTTGTTTTCCCAAACTAAAAACCACCCACTATTAATTAATCCCATATTTAATTTAATTTTACTATAAAACTTAACATAATTAGTTAATTCCGCAACATCATTTACAACTTGTGATGGCGAGAATTTAGTACCTTTTTGATATGTTAATTTTGATGGTGTAACTACAAAAGGGAATATTTGGTCTTGGGGTATATTACGTAATTGATTATTAACAATATAATTAGGTAAGTCAATAAAATTTTTAAAAACTCCATCACAGAATTTATTAATTAAACTTAATGAATCGTTAAAATTTGTGGCGGTAAATTTAACCTCTTCAATAGGACCACTATAATCAGTACCAACGCTTAAATTAACAATAGTATCGGATTTAAAATTTTTACTATTAACTCGTTGACTAGGAATTACATTATATAAACCAACAGACCCATTAAAGACATTCTGAGTATTTTCTAAATTTTCAATATCCCAAATTATTATTTTTTTAACCACCTTAACATTTTCAATTAATCTAGTTTGGGTTTCTTGAGGTAATAAAAGTTTTTGTTGAGTAAAATTTGAAAGTTGTAAGAATGACCTCAAGGTATTACCAACAGGTATTTGGGTTGTACTTAATACTTTTGTTTTACCCGCTCTAATTAAAACCTCATTTTCTTTAACAACAACATCGGCAGAACCACGGCCTAATAATGCGTTATCGCCTGGTTCAGGAAATACGCCATAACTATCTTTGTTACGATATTGTCCTTCACTATTTTTAATTGAGATACCTTGTTTAATTCTATCACCAGACGCTAAAAATTTCTTAGAACCTTGGTAATATTCAAAAGGTGTTGTCATTGGTGATGAAAACGGACCTTGAATATAGAATTGGTTTTGAAAGTTAAATTTTTTATTTTGGTATATAATGTGTACGTACTCATTTTTTTTTGGTACTTGGCTAAAATAAAAAGGTAATAATGGTAAGAAGATTAATGGGTCTTTTGATGTCCATTTATCAATCTTCTCATTCCAATTGGGAACTGATGCTATAATATCGGTATATGTTTGAGTTTCAGGTATGACTCTAAGTCTACCTAACATCATCGGGTCTTCGTTATCATAAACAATTCCCGGAAATATAATTTGATGTATGTTAGATTCGTCTATTTTCATTATTTACTAGTTCTGTTTTGATATTCTTTAAGAATAGTATTGTAAGTTAATTCTAATTTATCTAAATGTTCGGTCATTTTAATAACGGCGTCTTTGGTAAATTTAAAATCTTCTTGAATAAAATCCATAACAAAAGTCAAATCTTTATTTGAGTGTGATTTGTAATCTTTTATTATTTTTATGGCTTTTTCTGATTGTTCTTTTTTCGTCATAATTACATTTTTTTACCAAAAGAACTCGCAGGAACTGTCAGACCTGCTGGGGTCATTGTTAATGCCCCTACCGCAATTTGTACCTTACCATTTTCCGCCTCTTCCGAAGCCATAGCTTTCATCTGTCCTAACATTTTTAAAACATCTAAATTAGGACTTCCGTCAGGCATTGGTCCTGTTGGAATACCAAGTTTTTGCATTTCCTCAATAGCCCCAATAAATGCTCGAGTTTCAGAATACCCTCCCGCAAATTGAGAAGCAAATAATAGAGGTAATGGTATATCACCACCCCAACCTGTTCCCGCAATTTTTAACAACCACAGAATTTCATCAATAACACTTTTACATTTACGCCAATCTGAAATAAACTGAGCGACAATAATGATAAGTTGGATTAATTTTAAAATTATAATAATTCGTTTATCCAATTTTTCTCTGGCAACGTCTTGGATTACCGATTGTATTAAATTCAAAATATCTTTTTTAATTAGATAAAAAAGTTCTTTAACAAATAACGCTCCAATTTTTGATATTAAATTTATAAAAAACTTTTTAAAGGTTTTCATAAAATCAACAAATGAATTAACACCATCAACAAATGTTTGACCTATTGACTTTAACATTACAAATATTGGTAATAATATTTTTGGAGATAGTAGAGCGGCGGCAATTCCTTGAACAATTAATTTAAGGAAGTTTAAATCTACCGCGGCTTTAATATTACCCTGAATAGCAAATCCTTGCCATTCGGGATTATTAATTAACGTTTGAGTTAACGCATCCGCAGCATCAACTAAGTCCTTATCCTCAATAAAATTTAATGTACCTAAATCATTTAGAATATCATCATAATTAACCGGTAATTTAACATTACCACAATCTTCAAATTCAACCACACCATTTTTAATGTTAGTAACTCTTTGGTCTATATTACGTAAATCAATATCTGTGAATTCAAAAAATGACTCATCAATATCGTCTAATTCCGCCAATTTTGCAATACCACTAACATCAATTTCTTTTTTATTGTCAAAACATAAACCTAAAACCCTTTGGATTATCATCATAAATTTACTAGTATCTTCGGCTTGAGCAACACCAACATTAGCACTAATAGATATCGCCCCGCTTAATGACTCCATAATATTTGCCATAATATTTGTAAACTCAACAACCTTAATTGTTCTATAATAATCCGCTAAAAAAGTACCAACCTTATTAATACTACCTATTCTATTTGCAAGAGTTACCTTAAACCAATGTCCTGTCTCACCTAAAGCGTTTATAGTAACGTATTGAATATCAAATAATGCTTGTCCTGATTGACCAATATATTGTGCTCCATTATCGGTTGAATAAGGGTTACCACTTTGTATTCTTTCATATAATTCTTTATTCATTGAGAATGGATAAAGTTGTATTGCAATTGGGTTTTTTTCGTATAAGACTTTTCCATCTTTACTTGCAGGTACTTTCTTTAATAGATTGATTAAATCTATTGAACTTACTTTGACATAGATTACCTGTGCGGCATATGTTTGTTGTTGGTCACAGCCAACAGCGTTTATTGCTTCTTCCTGAAGAATTTCGATGATTTGAGGTTCAATATTCTTAATAGTTCTAATTAATGTTTTTTTAACGTAACTAATTGTACTAGCACCTTTACCGCCAGTAAGGTTATTAATGTCTAATAATTGTTCAAATTGATTTTTGATTTCTTTTTGAAATCTTTTAGTTTGTTCTTTAACTTTATCTAAAGATTCTGTAACGTTTTCTTTTGCAGTATCAAAAGACTCTCCGGCAGTTTTAGAGGTGGTGTCATATTGAGATTTTAAATCTTTGTATGAGGTTGTTGCCGAAATCTTTTTTTGAGCGGATTTATAATCAACCCCTAAATCTAATGAGCCCATTTTAGTTAGTTTTTCATTTTGTAAGACCCATCAGGTTTAGATGCGTCTTTTTGTATTAAATTTTCTAATAAATCATCATCCACACCTAAATCAGTAATTGAGAAACCACCACTTCCTGCGGAGTTAGACTTTTCCCACATAGTAGATTGTAGTTTAGATAATGTTAATTTTTTTTCAACACAGTCGTTAATAATTTTTTGTTGTTTTTCAATAACAGGGCCTATTAGAGTCATATCCTCAGGTTCTTTCATCATTGTCAACATTTTATTTTGTATTCTAATAGCCGTGTTTCTTTGTTCAACAAGTTCATTATAAATTTCTTGCATCAAAGATAACATTGACTCCTTAGTTAAATTAATTTCTTTTTTTTGCGGTCTTCCCATTACAATAAATATTAACTATAAAATTTTATTTAACCATATTTTGTACTAAAGTATAATACATCGATTTGTATTTCTTCATTGACCCCCTAATTTCTTTGGTTGACAAATTTGTCATTTCCCTTAATGAAAGTAGTATTATATTTTTATTAAATTTATTATTATCATTACCAATAAAAATAGATTCATAGTTCTCAAAAAGGTCATGTAATGCATACCCTAATTTGACTTCATTATCCGATAAATTTTCATTTTTTAAAAAATTGTCTAACTCAAGTAAAAAGTTTTTGATTACTTTTTCTGAGTCAATACCTTCTTTTTCAATACTGTACGAAAAGTTGGGGTTATTTTCCAAACTTGTGGAAATATCCTCATATGATATTTTTCGGTTAGTTTCTTTTTGGTCCTTAATGATTTGCCCCATAAGATAGTTCTTACAGATTGTACCAAAATATGAATAAGCTTTTTTCTCCCTAGAGGGTTTAAACTTTTCAATTTTTGTCATTAAGAATGAGTGAGTGTCTACATGTATATCCGTAAAGTCCATGTCTTTTCTATATAATTTGTATCTTCGTATTATTGAAGATATCATCTTATCTAAAGGTTTTTTTAAAAAATCGTTATAAATTTTATTTCTTTCTTCGTAAGTTGTTGCTTCTAAAAATCTAACAACGGCCAACTCTTCTGGAACATCAAAATAATTTAATTGTTTAGGTTTTCTACCTTTCTTCTTTAACTCAACATTTGTATCTCCTGTTAAATTAATAATTTCTGTCATTAAACTGTTTGTGGTTCATACTTTATGGCTCTGTCATTAATAAAAAAGTATTCTTTTTTGGCAGAGTCAATCCAAAATCTTACTTCGTCTTCTGTTAATCTATCGTCGCCATTTTTATAATTCCAAAAAATAGAACCATCTCTCAGGTTAGTGTGTTTATAACCAATCTTAGGTATTGACATAAATTTAACTGAATTATGTGTCATTCTTAAGAAGAATTCGTAACCAAATGTTAATTTGAATGAGGATTTAATTAAACCAAAATCAATAAACGATGATGTTTTAATTACCATACCAGAAATTTGAAAATTTTGATATTCTAATAAAGTTTCATTAGTTAAAATACCCATTTCAGGTGTGAAGTTTGCCGCAAATGTCGCTTCATTAGTAAATCCAGCAAATTTACCTGTTTGGTCTGTATCAACAACAATAGGTAAGAACGCGTCAACATCTGAATACGCATTAGAGTAAACCTCAACGTTTTTGAACCAAATGCTCGAATACTCATCATCAAACTCAAATAGAGAAACCCATTTAGATTTTGCGGACCTTACACCGTAATTTATTTGTGATGCGTAGTTTGCATCTTTTGTCCACTCAACTTTAATAACGTTTAAAGTTCCAAAATCAAATTGATTGATATAATCAACAATATACGTTTCGTTAGTGTGAACGATAATTAATTCATTGATACCAACTTTTTGATTTTTTAATGACTCAATACATTTTTCAAAGTATTCAGTAAATCCGTTTGCTTTTCCTGACTTAATTGGTAAAATAACCGATACGTCAAATTTTTGTGTGTTTTCCATATTATTCTTCAATAATTTCTAGTTTAGTTAATTGTTCTTCAAATGAAGTAAGTCTTGTGTTAACGTAATTGTTAAATAACTTTACAGAAACCTCATCGAATTCTTTTTTTGTTGATAAATTCTCAACAGTTTTAATCATTTCCTCATATAAATTAGGGTTAACATTGTCCTCTAACCAATTTTGTAGGAAGTCCGCAACGAAATCTACCATTTGATTCTTATTGTTAATCCAAATACCATTATTCTCTGACATCCAAGGGGGTAGTAAGTTTGGTGTTAAACCTAAGACAGGAACTCCACAAGTCATTGACTCTAATGGGAATGTACCATAAGCACTTTTGTCATCAATCCATACAGATAAGAAACTTTCTTTTAATGCTTTAGCAAATTCTTCTTCAGATAAACCTCTCATATCTCTAAAAGTGACCCATCTATATTGTGGGAATTTTATATAGAAAGATTTAATTAAATTAACGGAATCTCTTTGTTCTCTTGAATGAACCGCAATGATTGGTTTTGGGGGTAATGTTTGTTTGGTGAATGATTCTGAAATAAACGGTCTTAAAATATCATAAGAAATACCTTTCATTAAATTTTCTAAAAACTCCATTTGAGATTCTGATGTGGTAATACATTTGTAAAACCCTAATTGTGACCAAGATTGTCCTGGTTGCAAGGTTTCCAATACGTGGTCATAAGCTTGACATAGTACAATTTTACCACAAGGCAATTTAGAAATTTGACTCATCACAAATCCGTATAATTCAGGAATAACAATAAAGTCTTCAGGTGAAACTTCTAAGTTTTCGCCTTCGATTGATTTATGGGGTAATGATGTCATGTATGATTCCCCTAACCATCCTGATACGCCAGTGTAGTCAGGTTTCTCATGTAAAATGATTGGGTTATACCCTTCATTTAATAATGACATCCCTAAATTATAGATGTAAGCAATTGATGATTTGGCGTTACCCTTAGTATCCTGAACTAAAAGATAGATTCTTGATTTCTTATCTTTCATGTTTTGGATTGACTGTTCTAATTTTGAAATTTGTTCTTTATTCATGGTATTAGTATTTGTTTAGTAATTTTTTATTTAAAAGTGTGTTAAACGCTAATTTAAATGGTATTGATATTTCTGAACCTTTACCTGCTAAGGTTTCATCAATTTCATCTGTGACATCCATAATCACTTCTAACATTAGTTTAATTGTTTCGTATTTTACTATATTAATTTGTGTACTCTCAGTTTCGCCAGAAGACGATAATGAATCTTGATTTATTTGAATGTATTCGTCAATCTTGTCTAAATCCAAATAGTAATGTTCTCCTAATATTTTTAACATTATAAAATAGTTTTTAATTTATCTTTTAATTCTTTGATTGTGTTTATTGTGTGTTCCGACTTAACATTATTATTATAAATTGTTTCATATTTAATTAATATCTTATCTGATGGATGGTCTAATAATAATGCAGGATTTGCGGTAAGTAAAACATCAATTTCATTCCACATGGAGTTAATTGTTGAATTACTATAAAATTTTACTTTTTCCACTAAACAACCAAATTTTGATAGGAAGAATAATGAGGCTGGTTTTGATTTACCTATCTCATCGGAAACAATTAATAAATCGTGATTGTCCCTTAAGTTAACATATATTTCATTTAAATCGTTAAATGTTGAATACTCTGATGACTGTGAATGACCAAACACTTCCATTGGGAATTCTTCATACAGAAATGTGAATAATTCATCATCAGATTGAAAGGTGAAATGACTTCTAAGGTCCAAACTTGTTACGGGAAGATTTATCTCATATTTAAAGGAATCCTCATCTTCAAGACCGTCCGTTTTATCTATCATATATTTTTGATAGGTTTGTTCTATTTTATCCAATGTGTTTCGTAGAACTCCATTAATTTCTATACCTATTCTCATATACATAAAAAAATATGTAAAAAACCCAATAAGTAAATTAAATTAAATTTATACTTATTGGGTTAATAATAATTTTAGTTTTCGTATCTTTTTAAGATTTTACTTATTAAAGGATTTCTAACAACATCTTCGTGGTTGAATTCAAATGTTCCGATGTCATCTAAATTTTGAAACTTTTGTAGTGCGTCCCATAAACCTGTTTGAGTTTTGTCTTTATGTCGGTCAAATTGTTCTAAGTCACCTGAAAGGAAGAACTTAGAATTAAACCCAATTCTTGTCAATAGTAATTTCATTTGACTTGGAGTTGAGTTCTGAGCCTCCTCAAACAATAGAATTGAATTGTCAATATTCATACCTCTCATGTACGCTAACGCAAAAACTTCAATTGCCTCAATTTCTTTTAATTTTTCTCTAGCTTCTTTACCAATAATTTTATTTAATAAATAATACGATGGGAAAATATAAGGGTCTAATTTTTCTTCAACATTGCCAGGAAGTGACCCTAATTTTTCTTCTGCTTCAACCGCAGGTCTTACGATAATAATTTTTTCATAAGGTGTTGTTGGGTCTGACAATAAGTCCACCGCAGCTTTCATGGCAATATAACTTTTACCAACACCAGCAGGTCCTGAACAAATAGTAATTTGACTATTAGTTAAAATGTCATAATACTTTTTTTGATTTACGCTTAAAAACTTTTCTTTAGTTTTTCTTTTAATAATCTGACTAATTAAGTCTTTTTTACTCACCGGTTTATTGGTGGTCTCCGGAGTGGGGGTTATTGTTGGTTTTCTTTTTCGTTGTTCAGCCATAGTTAAATTGTTATTGGGTATCTTAATCGGTTATATATTGATAAATTCATTATACCATTACTTTAATTATTAATCATTTGTGTAAATTACTGTAGTACTGGTATGTATTTTTTTAATTTATCATAATTTTTATTAACAAACGGCACTAATCCATTTTGATAGTCGTTCTTTAATTCTATGTCATTTGATTGTTGAACCCCCCTTGTTTGGCTTTCATAATGGTAAGCAACTGAATTACCATCAATTAAATTTTCAAAACCTAAGGATAGACATTTTAAATTTAATTCAACATCTTCAAAACAAGATTGGTAGACCTCATTAAAATAACCGCATTTTTCAAACATTGTTTTTCTAATCATTAGTAATGCCGCTGTTGAACCTACTACCTTGGATATGTTTGTATAATATCCGTAGTATGTACGTAACCCAATATGAGTTGCTTGTAGTCTTTTTAATTTGTCCACAAAAACAGTAATCCCATTATGTTGTACTGTGTTATTTTCGTAATGTAATCGACACCCAACGGTTCCAGTTTTATTGGTGTCTTTGAATATCTTTAACATGTTATATATTACATTATTCAGTATTTTAATATCGTTATTACAAAATAAAATAAATTCATACTCATTAGGTATATGGTTTGTAACCACATCATTATTTATTTTTGCAAAATTGTAATAATCATATTCAATTAAAGTGATGTTATTATTATTACTAATTAACTCTTTTAATTTTGTTTTACTATCATCAGAGGAGCCAGTGTCGGCGATAAAAATATGGAAAAGAGTGGGGTTACAATGTTCGTAAAATGATTCAACGCAATTTTGGATTAATTCAAACTTATCTTTTGTTGGGATAATAATTGCAACTTTACCAATATTTTTAATTGGTTTTTCAATTACTTTAGGAACGTAAACACTGTTAGGTTTTAAATCTAATGGTAATATAGACAAGAATTTCTCTAAAAATTTAACCTTACTTTCAAAAAATTCGTTATTCGGTTGTCCTACAGATTCATGTGTGATGTCAAAAGAAAACGTAACACCAATCTTAACATTTTCAATATAATTACTTAAACAAAACGGATGGTCATAAAAGTGAAATTTCCCAATCGTTTCGTCAAACGTGTTTTTAATTTTTGTTTTGTCGAATGACATAAATAACCCATCAATAGTTACAACAGGTATCAGTTGAGGTATTTTTGCAGAATATTTGTTAATCCATTTATTTTGACCTACAGGGTGGTGATAAACATGACCAACCATAGTTGTTCTCATTTCCTCCCAGTATACCCCTGATTCAGGGAAATAACATGACCCCGCCTTACCAATAATTCCATAGTCAGGATTATTTTCAAAATCACTAACTAGTTTCTTACCCCAATTTTTTTCTAATTTAATGTCGTTATGACAACAAACAACAATATCATATATAGATTGTGATATACCTTTGTTATATACCTCAGCCAAACTATACTGATTATTGTTTTGAAATTCTAATATCTGTACATTTTTTAACCCAACAGTTTGTAACAAATGTTGTTTAAATTTGTTATTATATGTTTCGTCTTTATGGGTTGAATATATTATTGTTATCATATATGGTTATCTCAATAAATTATAGATGGATAATGGTTTATTAAAGTGTGTTTTAGTTAATGATTTGTTATAACATTCTTTTGCAAAATGCCCATCAGCATCATACTTGTTTATAAAAAATCGACTAACCCCAACAGTATTTCTTGAAATAATAAAATTGTGACTATCAATCTGTCTAACATCTATTACTTTACCAACAAGTCTTGTGGTTCCATCTTTGTTTAATTGTATAAATGAAATAAAGTCAGAATTACAATTCTTAATTGTTTCCCATAATTCAGGATGTACTGAGGTGTCATCATCATTAAAGTATATATAACCATCATCAATTATGTTTAAAGCATAATTTCGTTGGGCATGACCAACTACACTACCTTTTTCTCTATATAAATGTGGCTCACAATTTAATGGGATTAATTCCTTTTTTGGTAGTTCATCCATATCAAAGACAACAATCCATCTATAATTTTCTTTTGGTATATTAATAGTTTCACTAATTACATGTAGATTCTCAGGTCTACTACACGGTGTAATAATATTTAAAAACATTGTTAATTAATTTTAATTACCCAACTAGTATCTTGGAACGTTTTATTTGGTTCACCCAATTTTTCTTTAATTGATTGGACCACCCCACTCCATACAGGATGAAAATCATGACCACCAATAAAACCACCTTTAACAATTAATGGTTTATAATTATCAATATCTTTATTTACTTGGGCATAAGTGTGAATACCATCAATATAAATAAAATCAAAACTTTCATTAATTAATTCATTAATTGCGTCATCAGATGTTTGTTTGATTAAACGGATATTACTGAATGTTTTAGTATTTGATATAAATTCTTCGTATACCTTATTTAAATCCATATGATAACAAGTTATATCATTTAAGTCATAATCATTAAGAAATGGGTCTATTGAGATAACTTCTTTAAAATGTTTCGCAAATATTTTAGTAGACTCACCAGCATACGAACCAATCTCAACCATTCTCATTTTAGTAGTATCCCCAAATTCATTCAGATATTGTATTAAATCCATTAAACCTTTGGTGTAATGCTCATCTCTCATTACATATAGTTTATTAATTTTTTCTTTATTTACCATTTTTTTAAATTTGTAAAATTTTTATGAGGGTAAATAGAACCATTGGTGTAGTTATTAAAACTACTTAGAATTCTATTTGGGTGTTCATTAATATGTTCAGAGTCTTTTATAAAAATAGAAACATAATCCGACCATATATCCATTTCTTTATCACTAGTGTAGAGCTCAAGAACCTCACAATTATACCCATTACGTTTACCCCAATTAGACATGGCGTTTCCACTATCAGGAAAAAATCTCCAGCAGTCAACAGGATATCTATGAAAATCCCCGTTTGATGGTGCGTTTAAATAAAAAAGACCTGAAGGTTTCAGAACCCTCATAATTTCCAAAAAATTCAACCAAAAAAATTCACTATGTTCAAAACAAGATGAACTAATAACATAATCAAAAGAGTTATCTCCAAAAGGTAAGACATATTGGTCTTCAAGTACGACATCAACACCAGGTCCTGAGCCTAAATCAACCCCAATATATTCCATATTTTCAGGGGATAATGAACGGATGTTAAACCCTCCAATATAAGAACCAATTTCTAATATTTTACCCGAATCTTTTTTATTATAAATGTAATTCGTAAAAAATCTTTTTGAGTTATCTTCAGCAGTTTTGTGCATAATATTAATTATATACCTGTAGAACCAAATCCGTTATCGTTTCTATCTTTTTTGGTCACTTCATTTTTTTCATCTAAATAAACCCAACCACCATTAACTACGGGGCATAAAACTGCTTGAGCAACTTTCATACCTTTAGTAATTGTAAAAGGTTCTTTATTTGTGTTGAATATAATCACTTTTACTTCACCTGTGTATCCATTATCCACTGTTCCTGGTGAGTTTAAACACATTAAACCTTGATTAATTGCCAATCCACTTTTAGACCTAACTTGGATTTCATAACCATCTTTAATATCAAACGATAGTCCAGTTGGGACTAACCCTCTACCAAGACCTTCAATTGTCACATCTTCAACTGAATATAAATCAAAGCCAGAATCACTTGCGTAATTATAACTTGGTGTAACCGCATCAAGATGTAGTTTCGTAAATCCTAAATCCAGTTTAGGTTTATAGTTTTTCATATCAACTTCTAATTGTTTGACATCAATACCAAACTCGTCAAGTATTTGATTATAGTCAATATCATCATTTTCTGGCGTTGATAACATTAATTTTAACTCTTCCGCTTTTTTCTTTAAAAAATCTAAATCAAATTCTTCTGTCATTATTTAAGTTCTTTTAATTTTTTTATCACCTCAATTAATACGTTAACATCTCGTTCGCAGTATTCTGAGATTTCTTTTAATTTTCCGTGATTCCAATATGAATCGTGTACTTTATCACCAGTAATTTCGCCCTCTTTTGAAGATGGAACATCCATTGACGCACACATTAAGTCTAATGAACCAATTGCAGTGTAAGCACCGTATTGCCAAATTTCTTTAGTGTCAATAGCCTTAATTTCCCATGGTTTTGTATCGTATGATGGTAGAATTGATGGTGGAAGTAATCCATTAATAATCATTCTTTTGGCAATCATCGGAATATCAAAATTCTTTAAATTATGACCACACAAAAAGAAATCCAATTTTCCGCAACGGTCCAATAATTTCTGACAATCACGTAATAATTGTTTCTCATCATCACCAAAAAAGGTTTGCTTTTTAACTTCACCATTATCCATAACAAAGGCGACACTAACACATACAATCTTTGCAAATTCGGGAACCAATGAGGTTCTTGTTGAAAATATAATATTTTGTCTTTCATCTTCATTTTCTCCCTTAGTTGAGTCTTCGGGGAATCGTTTTAAAAACCAATCTAAATACTTATCAAATTGATGTGCAATCTCGGGATGATTTTTAACACAAGTGTCAAAGTCTTTTTCAATCCCAACGGTTTCTATGTCAAGAAACAAAATTTTAGTAATAGGTATTTTAATCATTTGTATCTAAATTTTTTATTATTTCAGGATTTTGTTTTAATGTTTGTATTGTGATTAAATCTTTAATTTTAGTTGTTGACCAATTGTGAGACCTTGTAGTGTAAACGACATTAACTGGTAGATGGTCTCCTGTAAATCGTTTACCAATATAATCGTCACCCAAAATTCTAACATCAGGTTTAAAAAACTCAATTAGTTTTACTAAATCTTCTTCAGTTTGATATGTCACAACGTCATCAACATATTTTATTGACATCAAAGTTTTATATCTTTCATATAATGGAACGACTGGTTTATACTTTGTAAATCTTGTTTCGGACGGGTCTCTTTGTAAAAAAACCATAAAGTAATCACAATGTTCTTTTGCCGCCTCAAAAGTGTAAATATAACCTGGGTGTAGTAAATCAAAATTACCTGCGGTGAACCCAACTTTACCTTTTTTATTATACATATTATTTATTTAATTAATGATTTATAAAATTCTGCTCTATCTTTAGTTACGTTATTTAAATCGTATTTGTCTTTAACTGTTTCATATAATCTTTCCCCCATATCAGTAATTAAATTAGGGTTTTGGATTAACTTTTTAATATGTTTAGACCAATCACTATGATTTCTATGTTCAGGAACTAACATTGCGTTACCATCAACAAAATTACCATTTTTTAAACAATGTTTCAAGTCAATTGTATAAGGACCAATTTCTGAAGCAATTAACGCTTTCTTATAAAATCCTGCCTCAATAACTTTTAATTGGGATTTCATTCTATTAAAGATGTGATTTTTAATTGGTGATAAAGAAATATCAAGCTTTGAATAATTCATTGCGTAAGATGTTACAGGTTTAGTCCATACTCTGACATATGGTAATTCTTTGTTAGAAACATAATCACCTTCTTTATATTCTATTAAAAATTTTTTATAATCTTCATCCACTAAATTATAGTTGTTTGTAAAAATTTCTTCATATTTTGACCATACAGTTTCATGAGGTAAAATATCTCTACGTTTTTGTTCACCTGTTTGCGGATTAATTTCAGTAACACTACCTCTAGTGTCAAAACCACAAATAACATATTGAATTTTGTTATTAATTTCAGAACCGTTTTTTTGTGTAAAACCTTGTAATAACATTAAGTCATGTAAGTGAGATGAACCACCTAACCACCCAACTCTGATTCTATCTGATTTGACAGTCGGTTGATTAAATTGAGGTTCTTTTGGGTTAATTGCGTTAGGGAATACAACAACGTTCTTATTAAATTTTATAATTTCATTTGCAAAAATATCCGTTGTTGTCATAACATAATCGGCTTCTTTTAAATTTGCAACAATTTTTTCGTTAATTTTTTGTTGTACAATTATTTGATGAATAGGATGTTCTTTTGTCGGTAACCAATAATCATCAATATCAACAATGACAATAACCCCAATTGATTTTAAATTTCTAATAATATTAGGTGTATTATCGTAGTTACTTCCAATATTTCTATGTACGTGTACAATTTGGTATTTACTCCAATAACTCGGGTCACCAATTCTTGGTTCGTAGTCAATGTCTACGTGAAAGTCATCGGGATATAGATTTTGTAAGTGTACGTGGGGGTCGACCGAGCGAAATTTCCCAACACCACTTTTATCACTTGGTAGTACTAAAACATTAATTTTTTCTTTCATATTATAAAATTCTCTAAAAAATATAATAAGAAATTAAAGAAATATCAACCGTATTAAAATAAAAAAACCCCTCATAACTATGTGGGGGTTTTTTATTTAATGTAAACTTCTCTTTAAGCTATTTTTTTTATCTTAGTAACCTTACCTTCAAATATATGTTTACCTACCTTAAAGGAAAATATTTCATTTGATTTTTGGGTGGATTCGGCAATTAATCCATTTTCTTGTAACACTTCTTCAACAACTTCTCTTAATAATTCTTTTAAAGTTGATAAATCTTGAGTTGGTATTGATTGTTCTACCATTCTATTTGGTTGATGACCTTTTGGACTTCCTTTAGCATCAAGATTCATTAATCTAGACGCTTTATCAATCAAATCATTAGATAATGACGGCCCCGCCATTGAGTTTGGTTGATTGATGGGGTGTTCTATCATTAATCTTTTAATCTCATCAGGTAATTTAGAAGACATTACCCTATCTTTAGTTATTGGTTGTTGATGTGATGGGGATGATTGAGTAACTGATTCCTGCATAAATTCTTGTGGTAAATTATATTTAGCTTGTGGAGCTTCATAATTTTCTACCGTTGGACTTGTCATATTTAAATTATTACCCGCCCTTGGGGTGTTATTATGCTTATCCATAATAGCTTTAGATATCATTAATTTTTCTATTAAGTCGTTTTCGTTTGTCATATCTTATATTATTGGAGGTTGTTAATTAAACACTGCGTTAATAATAATTCTATTCATGCTTTTGTCCCCTGATGGATTATACCCTGGTTTAGACGATTCAAATTTTTCTCCCGTTGGTTTAAATGATAATATTTTATCAACTCTGAATAATCTCCACCCTGGTAAAGGTTGTTCTCCCTTATATGCGGTATGAGAAGACCCTTCATTATCCCAAGCTCTTAAAACAGGATTATCTGACTTACTATACCCAAGACAAACAGGTTCAATTTCTCTTAACCCTCTACCACCTGGTTCATCACCATCATAGTAAATTACTATCTTATCTCTTTTTTTTATAGCATCAACGATTGAATCAATCGACGCTACTTCTAAAATAAGGGATTTAACTGTATTGTAAAGTTTCATTACGCACTTGGTGTAGTGTATGGTGAGTTAGGTTTAAATTCATTAATAACTATCTCAGCCTTTCGTTCTAAGATGTCTTGAATTGCTCCCGCACCTTGATTATAAACATCTAAAAATCCTCCAGTACCTTTACCTTGAGCATCGCCATCAGCGATAGCGTCAGGATTAACTGCCGAATATTGGTTTGTTGGTTTATAATCGTTCTTTGGGAATAACTTTGCTCTTTCCATGTCAGCGATTGATGACAAGTCATTTTTAGGTTGTTCAAACACAATTGGGTCTATTGTTGCCATATTATATTATTTTTTTAATTAAATTGTTTATTCTGATTAGATTCTCCATAATAGCGGTGTCATATTTATCAACAGTTGCTTTATGACTTTTACTTGGTCTATTAATTGTTGTCATGTCATTTTTTTCATGTGGCTGAATAAATTGATTAGGTAAAACCTCAGATTTATTCTTTTTAGTATTGTATACATTATCTCTCATTGAAGTTAAAGTATTGTGAACCCAATTCTTAACATAATGGCCACCATTCAATATATAAGATAAATCATTTTCATCACCCTCAAACTTATCAAACCAATTTTTCATTCGTTTTAATTGTTGATATGTAACCTCACGACTATCTCTTAGTTCTTTGTTTCTCTTATAACCCTCAACACTTTCGTCAGCACCTCCTGCGGCATCATGGCACTGTTGTAAATAACTTACAACCTCCTCAGGTAGGGAAAATTTATTTCCGTATAAGTCTTTATTCATTTGATTTTAATATGTTAATTAATTTAGAAATACTGATACCTTCTTTATCCGCTAATTTTTTAATTGATTGTAAATTTTTAACTAATATCTTACTAACGCTTTCATCACGTTTTACAACGTCTGAACTATCTTTAGATTTCTTAGTTAAGATATCCTCAACCATTTTAATCATTTTTTCTTTTTGTTGTTCTTCAATACTATCTTTTTCAGAAAGTCTTTGTTTTAATTTGCCATTAACTTTTTTAGCTTTAGGTAATTTACCAAATTCTTTCGCTCTTTGTACCGGGTTCTCTACACCCATTTTTTTCAATATATTTACCGTTTGTTTAAAATCTTTCCCTTCGGTCTCAACATACCCAAAGGCTTCTGAATAATCCACCTCAGAAACAATATTTTCTTTTTTGTCTTCACTCTCACCATAATAAACACGGTAACCTCTTGTTACAGGGTCATTAGTTGTTCTAGCCATAACAACAGTCTGGTCCATTGTTTTTCTTGGTGAAAGGGTTAAATTTATTAAAGGAATTTTTGAACTTAACATTGTTCCATCAGAATCAACTAACTCTCCAATCTCACCTGAAGATTTTTTTACATCTTTTAATTTATCCTCAATATCTTTTGTTGTTTGTTTTTCTTTTGAGTTTAAAACATTATATACAACATCTTTAACTTTTTTTGCATCTTTTTTATCGAAGTCTATTTTTTTGTCTTTTTTTCTAGATTCACTTAAAGTGTTAGCAATAGAATAGTATAAGGAGATTTGGTTACCCCTATCTTTTAGAAAGAAGTAATAATTATTACTGTAGTATTCTTTGTTAAAATTTATCATAACATATTTTTCAATAAATACTTCGATTTGGAGTATTTATCATAAAAAAGATGGCAAGTCAAAATATAAATCAGTATTATCGTCCAAATTGGTCTCTAAAACTTAATTTAGACTCTAGTGATATGTCTTTGACCTCAGATGAACAAGACTACAATCAAGAAGTTGTTTTCTCACCATATTTGATTGCTCAAACATATGGAGACAGACTCCCGATTTATTTTGACATTAACAATCCTTTAAGTGTTCAAAATCAAACACTTTTGTATAAACAATACAATAATAATAATATTTTTGTATCTCAAAATTATTACAATCCAAATAATGAAGATTTAACTTGTTATTCATCATCAACATCATGTGATATTGGGTTAACAGGTATTGATAATGGATTAGTCGACCAAATGACCGGTGAAACGATAACATTTACTAAAGGATTATACTCTGATTATTTGAAATTTAATAGAATGTACTATGACCGAAGACTTAAGTTACACCAAGTTACAGGTCACACTATGTCACCTAATGTAAGATTTTCAGGGTTCAATAAAACCGTGTTATACGAAGTTGTTAGTAAATCAAGCCCTTTTGAAGGTAGGTACCACGAATTATACGGTGGGTTTTATCAAGGATTTTATAAGTTATTTGGGTTTGATTATGAAGTTTTCCCTGAAAGAATGAATAAAGGGTGGTCGGTTGAGATGGTGTTAAAACCAAGATTATTCAACGAACACACTCCATTACCAAATGAAACAACTCTTAATGAAATTTATCCAAATAATAAAAATACTTTTTTTTATTTTGGGACTAGGGCTGAAAATAAATTTTATCACCATGCAAGTGGTAGCCCATTATGTTTTTCAGGTTATAATAGAGTTACATCAGGTTTAACTGAACTACAAACATGTGCATGTTGTAATAGAACAATTACGGATAGTAGATGTATTTTTGTTTATCCACCTAGGTCAGTGAATAATATCCATGACCCTCACGTTAATTATGGTTGTGGTAGTTGTAAGGGAGACCCACAAAAAAAAATTACGTGTGGTTGTGATTGTAATTTAGACCCATGTGAAACTTGTGGATGGGAGTGTCAAACACACGTATGTAGTACGGTTATTGAACCAACCCCAACACCTTCACCAACGCCAACCCCAATACCTGATTGTGAACTACCACCTGTTTGCTCACCATCATGTGATGTTTGTACACCAACCACGACTTGTTATAATTGTAATACAGGATTTACCTCAATTGAAAATACTTGTGAGACAAACCCAATATATGATTCTATGTCAAACGCGTTATCTTTTAGATTATGTGGTGACCCAAAAAACCCTGGTATTGGTGTTAGAATGTTAAAATTTACGGGAGATTGTGTTACTACAGGCTCTTGTGAAACAAGTGGAATTACTTACACTACAGGACACACTATTGTTGATTATTGTACACCACCAATTTATCCTACATGTTTATTAGAGAATCCTGCGTGGTTAGATGAGGAACATTGGTTCCAAGTAGACGCGGTATGGGAAAGATATACATGGTTAGATACTTGCGATTTATGGTATCGAGGAGGACTTGGTGATATAACTGAAAAACTTTATTTAGAGTCACTAGCCAATAATGCATCGTCATTAATAACTGTACCATACACACAAATTGACTGTAAACCATCAGAACAAATCGAACTGGTCAGGTTAAATGAAAAATGGTTAATTGATAAATTATACAGAAACGGAAGACTTAAAATTTATGTTAATGGTAAGTTATTCCATACTATAGAAAATTTTGAGGAAATCATCCCAAGAGGATTAGATACTGACAAAGAAAAACAAGTTGGGGTTCCGTTTAATATATCGTGGGGTGGGGGTACTCAAGGACTTAGAGAAAATTTAACTTTTTCATCAATAACACAACCTTACGGACCATATATACAAGACCCTGAAAATTTCCCAATTAATGATTTATCAGGAACAACATTTAGTGGATTAAAAACTAATATATTAATTGAGCAAAATTTTGCGGGAACTTTTGATGGTGCTATTTCACAATTTAGAATGTATGTTACCCCGTTATCGGCACCTGAGGTAAAACACAACTTTAATTTATTAAAAAATATTTTCAGAATGTTTAATCCTGATTGTCCTGACTGCTCAACATCGGTTTGTTTACCTAACGACTTTACCTACAAAATATCCGATGAGACAACCACAACAACCACCACGGCAAATTTAACAACAACAACTACAACCTCAAATTTAACAACAACAACTACAACCACATATTCACCAACAACAACTACAACCACATATTCACCAACAACAACTACAACCACATATTCGCAAACTCCAACACCAACAAAACAACCATCGGTAAGCTGGCCCCCAACTTCAACACCAACACCAACACCTACACCTACACCTACGGTTTATACACCTGGAGAGTGTATTCGTTTTATTGATGATTTTACGGATTGTACTGGTACAATTGCATTACCATCAAATATAAGTCCTTCAACTCAGATTAATGGTAAATCATCATATTATTTTACTTATTTTGCTCTCGCCCCACCCACCGTATTAATGAGGATTTCTTGGGATAATATAAATAATTATTGGATTTTAGAGGATATGTCCACATATTATCCATTACCTAACCCACTCGCATATCTTCCTATAAATAGTCTTACACCAATTGGGGGAACGAATCAATGGCTACCACTACCAAATATTATAGGTAGTTGTCTATATGGAGGCGGTGTAGGAATACAGAATATAAATTTTCTGACGTATACGGTTATTGGAGATTGTTCATCTTGTTGCAAAACATTCCAATTATATAGTGGATTTGGACCTGGAACTGGTTCAACGTATCAAATTTTATATTGTGATAATACTGTTGAAGTTATTGATGTACCATTATATGTTACCATAACTTATAAATGTGCAATCAACGTAATTAAACTTAATGGTGGTGGAACTGTAACAGTTGTTGATATCAATTGTGATTGTGACCCAAATAATCTAACTTTATTTAATGAGCAAAAATTAGGTAGAATATTTATTGAGGACAAAAGAGATAACAAATATTTAATTCAAGATAAATTAACAATACCTAAAACAACTATAACTAAAAAAGAATGGGATGGTAATGTTTGGTGGGGTAATCAAGGCAACACACCGCAATGTGTTGGTTATGCTTGGGCACATTGGATTTGTGATGGGCCAATAACTCATAGAGGAGCTTTACCAATAATCCAACCATCGTTGATTTATCGTGAAGCTCAAAAGGTTGATGAATGGCCGGGTGAAAGGTATAACGGTACGTCTGTTAGAGGTGGTGCAAAATATCTAATGAGTTCAGGTAAAATATCATCATACTTATGGGCGTTTGATATTAACACACTAATTAATACTGTGTTAAATGTTGGACCAGTCGTTGTTGGAACCAATTGGTATTATAATATGTTTTTTCCTAATAAAAATGGTTTAATTCGTTTAAGTGGACATATTGCGGGAGGACACGCTTATGTTATTAATGGAGTGAACACCATCACAAAACAATTTAGAATTAAAAATAGTTGGGGGAAAGCTTGGGGAGTTTCAGGACATGCCTATATAAGTTTTTCAGATATGAAAAGACTAATAATAGAAAGGGGTGAAATCTGTTTAGCAATAGAGAAACCTTTCTAATTACAACGTTAACCTTCGTTCCTTGTTAGACACCAATATTATCATAAGAATTTAAACTAACAAAAAAACTAAAGATATAAATAAAATCCTCCGAAGTTTTGGGGGATTTTTTGTTTTATAAAAGAGTTAAAGTAAACACCAACTATTTATTCAATATGACGCAAATTGAGATTACTGGAGTTTTTGGAGTTACATTACCGTATAATTTATATGTATGTGATGTCTATGGTAATCAATGTGTTTTGTTGGCAACTGTTAACGTTTCTGTACCACCCGCAATATCAATGTTACTACCTACACAATTTGATTCGGCGCCATCTGTTGGTGTTAAAATTATTGATTTTTTGGGGTGTGAGAAGTTTGGAATAATTTATTGTGGTTTAATCACATCTCTTAGTGATTACCAAAATGGGGAATCTTTTATTTTTATGGATGCAAATATTTATACAGTTGAAACCCAATAAAAACCAAATTATAAAAATATTCATATTTATACATATAGACTAATAAGATGCCGAATTATCAAAGACTGACCAAAAGACCCCAATCACTGATAGTATCGCCAGATGACATTGCACACATTGTTATTACGGGAGATACATTACAAAATCCTGCAAGTTCGTCATACAAATCAAGTATACAACAAATTGTGTATGAGTTATTACTTGGTGGTTTATTGGTTATTAGTGGTCAAAATATTTTTTCAGGAATTAATGGTGCGTTAAGAATAAGTGAGACTAATATATGAACGAAACAATTGTAATATCTAGTGCCAATTATGATGGTCAAATTGTTAATGTCGTATTTAAACCTGACAACAGTATGGATGCGATTAATTTAGGTGATGTATTATTACCTTTTTTATTTGAACCCGACTTATTAATACCCCCAAGAGAAATTTATGGGACTTACACTATTTTATCGGTTAATTCAGACTGTCCTAACTTCTTATCTGTTGCTAGACCAACACCGACACCAACACCGACACCAACAAATACACCAACAAGTACACCGACGGTAACGCCAACAAATACTCCAACACCAACTTTAGACCCATGTAAGGTTCCGACTCCAACCCCAACAGTTACCCCCACACCAACCAATACTCCAACCAATACCCCAACACCAAGTGCAACTTGTACAAATCCTTGTGGTTGTCCTAAACCAAGTAAAACTCCAAGACCAACCCCAACTTCAACTCCTACTCCAACATATAACCCTTGTGCAACATCTACACCAACACCAACACAAACACCAACAGTAACACCAACGCCTGTAACACCTACGCCGACACCAACAGTAACACCAACGCCTGTAACACCTACACCAACAAAAACACCAACAAATACTCCTACACCAACAAAAACACCAACAAATACTCCTACCCCAACAAATACATCAACACCAGGATTATCACCAACCCCAACCCCAACTAACACCCCAACACCTACATCAACCACAACTAACACCCCAACACCTACATCAACCTTAACACCAACTCCTACGCCAACAGTACCTCCAATATTTGCTTATGTGGTCCCTGAACCTCAAGACAATGGTGATTCATCAACATCGGTGTATAAATTAGGTAGTTATATGTATTACTTAAGTGATGGTGTTACTATAGATACTAATGTTGATTGGTATGGGTATAGTAGTGGTGGATGGGCAGACCCAACAAACCCTTACTATAGTTATATGATGGATAAGTATATTTCTTACTCAGGATTTACTTTAGGTTCTGATGGTAATTTTATGACACCAGTATCATCATTTAATGGATTGATTAAACAATCCCCTGGTGTAGGTACAGACGGATATGGATGTTCAATTAACCAATATACATTTGAAACTATTACAATTAGTACTTTAAATATAAACCCTAATGAATATTATTTTTATTCTGTGTGGATACCATTATCGGGTGTTGGGGGTGTTATGAATAATATGACAATAGGTGTTGGATATATGTCATACCCTTGCAGTTTTGACCTTTTATTAACTCCGGCAACAACAATTTCAACTACTGACATTACAGTAACTTCAGGGGCGGCAATTCCTGCGGGAGTTTACCGTGTATTATATTGTTCCGTATCAACTTTATTACCACCATCCACACCATCAACAAATAATTTTTATTTCAAAGGGGAGACTAAAAGTTAATTTTCAAATAATTATAATAAAAAAGATTTATGCCGTTTCCATATAAAAATCCATTAAACGCTCAACTTTTAATAGGGCCTTATACTGTCGCTAGAAATTCAGTACAAGGCACAGATTACAGTGTGCTTGGTATTGGTGGATGGATGGAAGTTGCTAATCTTAGAGACCTTTCATTAACTTTTGCGGGGATTGGGTTACAAACTTTATCTGCGAATACAATACCAATCAATATATACATTGGTAATGGAACACCATTTAACCCATCATACATTAATTTAAATTCGGACAATTTTTCATCAGGAAGAAGAAGAATTGGTATGATTGCTTATGTTAATGAAACAGGATTAGCATATCAATATCAGATTGATAATTATGAATCACTATGGAACGCAGCTACAGGCGCAACAGGTACGGTTACATTTAACCCTTATGACACCCAAGTTAAAAATAATAGTGTTGCAGGTCAAAATTTTATAAATGCGTGGACAGGTTCAACTATTGAAGGGGTATCAGGAACTACAAGAACAAATGCTAGATGGAGAATATTTCCTGAAGATTGTTGTTTAACAGGGGGAACTTATTTTTCGGCAACTAGTCAATTAGATTTATATAATAGTGATGGTACTACGGTAGTTGTTACAGGTATTACCGCATCAGGGGGTGGTTCAGGAACTTCAGGTTCAAGTGGGACATCTGGCTCAAGTGGTTCTTCAGGAACTAGTGGAACATCTGGCTCAAGTGGAAGTTCAGGTTCAAGTGGTGATAGTGGTTCTTCAGGAACTAGCGGAACATCAGGTTCAAGTGGCTCAAGCGGAAGTTCAGGGAATGACGGTTCTTCAGGAACTAGCGGAACATCAGGGTCTAGTGGTATTAGTGGGGTGAACGGTTCTTCAGGAACTAGCGGAACATCAGGTTCAAGTGGTTCTTCAGGAGATAGTGGTTCTTCAGGAACTAGCGGAACATCAGGTTCAAGCGGAAGTTCAGGTTCTTCAGGAACAAGTGGCTCAAGCGGAAGTTCAGGAAATGACGGTTCTTCAGGAACTAGCGGTTCTTCAGGAACTAGCGGAACATCAGGCTCAAGCGGTTCTTCAGGTGATAGTGGTTCTTCAGGAACTAGCGGAACATCAGGCTCAAGTGGAAGTTCAGGTTCTTCAGGAACAAGTGGCTCAAGCGGAAGTTCAGGAAATGACGGTTCTTCAGGAACTAGCGGAACATCAGGCTCAAGTGGAAGTTCAGGTTCAAGTGGTGATAGTGGTTCTTCAGGAACAAGTGGCTCAAGCGGAAGTTCAGGAAATGACGGTTCTTCAGGAACTAGCGGAACATCAGGCTCAAGTGGAAGTTCAGGTTCAAGTGGTGATAGTGGTTCTTCAGGAACTAGCG